CGTAAATTAAAACGTAATCATTTGCAGCGTTAAGCGTTGTTGTTGCTGTAGCCGTATTAGGATCAACATATACCGCGCCACCAGATCCGGCGCCGCCGATTATATTTAAACCACCATTTGTAGCTGTATCAATATCAACGGTAACCCCAGCAGAGTTGTTATAGCTGGTATTTCCGAGACCATCTCTAAGAGCCAGCGGATTACCGAGTGTGGATAAAGATGAAGCTGCCGCCATGAGATTACCAACAGTTATCTTCTTTGTGAATCTAGCAGTTGGTAGTGATGTATCGTAAATAAACAACAGATCATCAGCAGCTGGTGTTGTACTGATAGAGTCTGAAACATCGCTTATGTTTAGTGCGAGACCGTTAGACGTCTTCACTATACCAGCGTTATCAAATAAATCAACCTTCACAGTGGCAGTTGAGGATCCGTTATATGTGAAGTTCTCTATACCATCTGCTTCCGCGCCGCTCAAAGTGGCGCCGGTTCCAAGAGTTGCAGATATTGTCACACCGCCAGAAGAGTCTTCAGTAACAGTTACAGAGCCAGAGCCTTTTATGAATGCAGATCCCGCGGCGTCAAGTAAACGTGTACCAACCTGCACACTTCCCTTAACAATGAGCCCCTTCTTAAACTCATCGTCATCAAGCCCAATCTGGAAGGTCTGAGGCGTTACTACTTTTGCGATGTTCTGATTTTTAGTTTGCCTAATTACCAGAAAGTCTTTCTTTCGTAACTCTGTTCTATTTTTTTGACTCATTTATTGATCCATTATTGAGCCTGGATCTTACTCAACTGTTACAGACTCAGAATTAAATATAATCTCTCGTAACACTTCACCCTCAATAAAGGGTTTTGATGAAGTCATTGCAGTAGAGAGATTTAGACACGTCGTCCTTGTAGCATCTGATACGGGCGCACCAGCGGAATCGACAAAAATGCATGTTACAGCAGAGCTGGTTTGCCCTTCCTTATTATATTCGTCGCCGTAGCTGTAGGTCTTACTATATAACCTTTGTTCCAGCATGTCTCTAAACTGTCCAAATGTGTCACCTCTATGAACCGTAGAGGGAGACAAATGGTCACAATTCATATATCCATACTTAAAGCCAGCCGGATGGAGTCCAATACCGTACGCCAATCCGCTAGCGGTGAAACCTGCGCCGGCGTTTGACCAAGTTGCAATATACCTGTCAGGGGACATGTCTATTTTCTTCCTATTTTGTCTGCCATAACCAGCAAACACTGCAAAGAATGTTCTAAATGATTTTACCGGTACATCCCGTCTGCTTGTGGAGGTGAATGCGCCGAGGACACTGCCGGTGCCGGTGTCAGAGGCAAAGTTTAAAACGTTTGCCATATTTTTTATTCCGCCGATTGCGGATGACCATAGCGATAGATTAGAGGCGCCAGCAGCGTCTATTTTTGCTTCTATGGCTAATTTTGACAGATGGTTTATTCCATCAGGTGATTGTCCAGGAGCGAAGATATATTGACCGGGATCTTCGCCGAACTGGTTGCTCAGCGTAACTGGGGCGCTCCCAGAGAGCTGTGAAGGAGCACCGTTGCCTATAGAGAGCCCACCATTCGCACGAAGATTATTTATATTTCGGCCCGTAAGTCTTGAAACATTAGAATATTTGCTTTCAAACGGAAATGAGTCAGCCCACGTGCCGGAAAAAGCGTAGCCTATTCCGGTGAAGAGGCCGGCTGCTGAGTAGGTGTCATAGACCGCGGCGCTGGAACTAGCGATCTTCGCTGAGGGGAAATGCATATTTACAACCGTACTACTACCCGGCCCCGAAGGCGTATAGAATTCATCGATTTCAGCTATTTGAAACGGGTCCTGTATTAGCGTATCATAAAATACTTGACTATTCTCTGCAGAGCGTACGAATCTTTGAAAGCTTCCGCTAAAAGTTAAGCTACCGTCTTTTACTGAACCAGCTACGCCTCTTGTATATCCTGTGACCGGGCTGCTTTGTATAGTAAGAATGGATCCCGTAATATGCTCTGACAGATAGCTTGAACCGTACTCTGATTCCGCGTCGACCATAAACTGGTCCAGAACAGGTTCGCCAACCGCTTCATGAACAGCGGATGATCTTAATTTCTGGGTTGAGCTGTTGGAGTGATGTTTACCGTTTCTTAAAAAAGTACCGTATAGTACTATCTTGCTAGGACCAGCTAGCATCGTCAAACCATGAGATGGTTCATACGGGTCTTCAAGATTAATTTCAGCGTCAGGTCTTGGAAAACCATTTGCGTCAACATCACCAGCTATAGCGGTACCATCTCGGCCAGATGCTGTATAATCCCATACACCGTATTTCTTAGAATGTCTGTTGTTAGGTAATCCAGAGCCAGGGTTCCATCCAGGCAGTGATGGTTGTACACCTAGTATTAACTTATCACTTGGCTGCAGTATATACAGGGCGTCGTTAGCTTGACTTGTGGGACTACCTTTTGAACCGGAGACTTGTGTTCTATATGATATTGTTTGTAAAGTAGGCTTGTCGTTGTAGCCGGGAGGTGCCGGTGTTTTTATTCCGAGTACTGTACCAGCGGTGTCGACATCCGAACTGACGTTGTAGAAAGGAGACGCACCGAAAGAGAAGGGTCTGGTAGCGACTACCTGCTTTTGATTTACTGCTGAAGCTTGACCTACAAACATTCGGCCTGAATTAATTCCTTTCTGATCAGGTCCAGGGGTAAAGCCGCCTTCGACAATGGCGGCAGAGAACCTTCGATGGTATCTTTTCGCAGAAAGAGCTGTCTGGTACGCTTGACCGTTAGTCCGGTTTGATTGATTATTCGTCACGATACCAGCTGTACCATCAGTACCCGCGTAGTTGTTGGCGTAATAACAACGATCTTGTGGCTCGTGGTATGATCTATTCGGTCCGGTGTTGGTTGTCTCCTTGCTATAAAACATGACATATGGATCTGGAGCTGTGAATAACCAAAAACCGCCAGGTTCTACGTCACTAGGAGGAATAGACCTTACAGGAACGTCTATCTTAAAATCTTTACGGTAATTTAAATATTGACGCTTATAAACGTTTGCCTGTAAGGGTAAAGAAGCGGACTCTCTGCCAGGGGACTCCAGAGGCCTCCAACATGTTGATGCGGTCATCAGCGTAAAGCCACACCAGTTATCTGGAATGTCTGGGTTTACACCTTGATGCTTATCACCAGTTGTCAACCGTATGTTTAGATCACGACTGAGGCCACTATCTAGCCAGCTAGCAGGAGAAGATTTATCAACTCTAAATGAACCATATTTTACTAAATCTGGAACTCTATTGATTACCGGTGTTCCACTTGCAAGATATGCGGGGGTTGATATAACTGAGAACCCTGAGCCTGCTGGTACTTTTGATGGAATAGCGTTATCAGCGAACTTCCACCCTTCTACTTCATCGTAGTCGACAACAGTAGGGTTGCCAGTGTACGTATCTAATGAGTATGCTGTACCTGGATGAACTGGGGCGTTGGCTCCATCCGGCGACGTGGTGTCGGAATCTTGTGAACCAGATAATGCGTAACGGGCAGCAAAGAGAGGTCCTGTTCGGTTTCTAGTAGCAGAATCGTTTTCTATCTCTAAGTCCCACTGACGCCCCTGTTTGGCGGTAGGAAGATAAGCAAACTGCCCCTGGTAGGAGTCAGGCAAGTCCGAAAACATTGATATATTATTGGCGTTGCCTTTGGGGATGACACGCTTAATATTTTCAATATTCGCGGGGATAATTGACCAACCAATATCTGGATACACAGCATATTTCATGGCTTGACCAAATAAAACCGCTCTTCGAGGGGCGCCGGTACCGCCAGAGCCTTTGAAAAGCTGTTTTTGAAACACTAAGTTGTGAGCTGATCCTGATGCGTACGTCATGGCGCTCGGGTCTGTCCATAAGGTATCGACGTATGAATCAGCTGCGTTTACGTAGCCGTAATGTGTCATTTGACCAAACGTTATTATCTCTCTAGATGTTGATCCAGAAATTGGGATCGTAGAGTTAACAGTCATGACACCGTCAGTGATCTTGCCGTTTGAGTAGTACTCGTCAAACCTCGCGTCCATTGCCGTCTTGCCGTAATCTATACGGTTATCAGCTAAGTCCTGGAGTTGCGGCGTAAATGGTGCGCCACTGTTCACGATGTTCTTCTTAAGGGTGTTAGAGTTTGTTCTTATGTACGGCTGCATTGCTCCTTGATAGGGAGCTATGGGAAACATTACTAGATCAGAGCCTACGCTAAGTTTATATTGTTGAACTATTGGAGGACGAGAAGCTATCGACTGTCTTAATAAGAAGAATGAATCAGCTCTCCAAAATGGCGTACCTCCCGTTGGATCCTGCTCGTCGGCGGCAGTCTCGGGATTCAGCCATGTGTTCATACCAGGATGCTCTTTATTAGGTTGTAGTACTAGATGAGGACCACCCTTGGTGGCACTAGTGGCCAAAGATGCATCAGGATAAGAACCTAACGCGGTGAGTGCCGGTAAGCTGCCTGTCACTACGCCGTTAACGCCTCCGGCCAAGACGGGCATATATGAAACAGGTCCTTTCACGCTGCTATCACCAACTAATAGACGAGAGGTATTTGTCTGGGGTCGTGCTGGTTCGACATAACTCGAGCCGCGAGGTCCAATAGAAGTTTTCAGAAAGATAGTTCCGGAGTACGTTCCTCGGGCGCTGTTGTGCTCGACTTTAATGGTACCAGGACGAGACCGAAGTCCGTACTGACCTGTAGCGCTAACCCCAAGGCGGTTCTGTGTTATAATAGAATTTAAATTGTCTGCAGAGCTCGACATATACATATCGGTCGGCGCCATCGTTCTATCATACGTTTCGATATCTCTAACGTTTGAGCCGTTAATAAACGAAGCTCTAGTTGATGAAACGTAGTTAGGGTATAAAACCTGTTGACTTGTAAGGAGGCCCGTCGGTTGACCGGAGACCTTAACTTGTTGGTCGATATACTGCGTGGAACCGGGAACTGAGGAGTTATCTAGGTCTGGTATTTTGTACCCAAGAGAGTGAGGTCCAGAATCTTCAATCGCGGCGCCAAACTCGAACGAAACACGCTCAAGTAAAAACGGGGCGTTGATGTATTTACTCATATCGATGAGTTGTCCGGCTTTTGCCTCGTATTTTTGGTGTATAGGAAAGCCGTAGTTCGACGTTGGAGATGCTCTTTGACTTAAAGGTGCAAGCACTTTATCTGGCTCGTCTAGTGGCTGATCTGTAAGAATAGAAAAACCAGAAGTTCCTGCAAAAGCAACAGATGAATCATCAAGTACCCTGAACGACTGTATTTCTGCGCTTCTCTGAATCTGGCCGGGGCGGAGGGTACCGTTCCATGAGCCAGTTGCAACTGCCAAAGGTGTCTGGACTATGAACTCGTTATTCTTGCCTTCAGTCTCCCACTGCTTTGTATCGAAATTAAAGTATGCTATAGATGTTATTTTACCAGTTGCTACTCCATCTACATTTCTGTCGACACCTATTGTAGAATCAGATGTTGGACTTAAGTCTATAGTGATGGCAATATGGTCAGACATTTTTTGCTGAAGGTCTGGATACACTGAGGCATCGACGGCAGGAGTTATTTTATCAACCAAAGAATTTGAATCGTCAAACGGAGCGACGGTGCCGCCAAGAAAATCTTTGTCTTTAGACGTCGTTATAGGAGAATTTCTAGATGAAAGATTTAGCAATCTAGTTTCTTTATGTGATAAACCACGCTTCGGCTGCCCAGGAGCAACTAGTCTTTTATCCCATGGCGTATTGTGGACGTCCCTAAAGAACTTTCTTGGATTTCTTACATCACCACGGAGAGGACCTTGTGGATCTTGAGCCAAGACGTTGGAACCTGAAAACAGTTTAGCTGGTATCATTTCAGGAAACATCATCATTTCGTTAGATGTGCTTAAAGAACCAGACATATAGCTGTATGCCTCTTGATCGTTAAACGCAGTAGCGAGTATCTTGGGTTGCGCGGGATTAGAGGATATAGGATATGTACTTTTTGTATCGAATATCTGCTGAACGATACTAGGGGGCCTGTTGTTGAGCCCAGACTTGAAGTGATTTTTCCCTAAATGAGATTTAGCTATTAGATCTATTTCACTACCTGTCAGGTTCCCACTAAATACTACTAGCTCCGCAACTTCTACATCTCGTAAAAAGTCGGTTAAAGCAAAATTGTTGTTTACGCCGCCGTTTGGTTCTCCGTACCCTACATACACGTTGGGTGATGTAACATCTACTACTGGATCTGTCGAGTTGACTATGGACAAGTCTAATAACTTGTTACCTAAGGCGGTAGAATATATAGCTCCGGCTCCAAGGGTTGGTCTTATAGTTGAGCCGCTCTTTGTAGTACTGGTATTAATAAATAACGTTATCCACTCATTAAGCGGAGTTGTTCCAGCTGCGACTGTCTGGACTGCTGCTGTACCGGATGCTGTCCTGTGCTTAAACTCTAACACGTTTGTACTAGTTAGCCCAACGCTGAATGTTGTTTTAGCTGTACCTGGTTCACCCACCATTAAAATTGACTGATTATTGTGGTTGCTTCCAACCTTTACCTTTAACATAAAGCAAAGTTTTCTACCGTCAATAGATGGGTTAAGGTTTGGACAGTTGGAATTTACAAGAAACTTACGAGTGACTGTAGAAGAAGAGTTACCATCTAAAGGAAAACTAATTCCTCTTTGCATCATTGGAACTGTTAACCCAACATTACCGTATAGCTTCATGTCTGTGTATACAGTCTCGCCGTATATCTTAAAGTCTGTCAACTTTGCATCAGTGGTGTTAAATTTACCGTTTGATGAAGGGATACCAATCGCTATGTTATAGGGCTTATTAGAAGAAAAGTCACTTATAAAAGATCCGGATACAGCATTATCACCCGTAAATTTATTGAATCTTGTATACGAAAGAGTGGTAAACTTTTTGATACCTTGAGATGTTTGTACAGACGTTGACAGGTCTGAAATAAACGGAGATTTTCTGTTATCTTTCATTAGTATTCACCAACCACCAGATTGTTGTTAAAGGCAATAGACCCGACGTCACTATTAAGTGACACTCCTCTTGTGGCAGTCTTCAAAAAAGGATCAGAAATACTATCACATGATGAGCTGTTTAATAATCTTAACGCTAACATCATATCCTCGCTATTATGTGCCATTATAGAAGAATATACCTTACTATGATAATCGGTCTCTATATGAGGCAGTTCAGGAGGTGTGGATATATCTTGATATGCCTGTAGCGCTATAATCGTCGATGATTCTTCAACTGTTGGAAGTGTTAAAGGAGAATCTAAAAACGATGGTAAGGTTGACTGATTTATAAACCACGAGTCAGTTATCTCTACACTACCCCAAGGTCTTTCAGACGAAGAACCAACGACGGAACCTTTTATTGCGTGACCTTCGTACTTCGAGTCGACATCACCAAGAATTTGCCTTCTAATATCTAGTGGCTCGATGACTCCATCATATTCATGATCTGGCAGTGATCCTATATTCCATAGATTAACAGGCCACATAAATTCATTTTGATCTTGCAAATAAGCTACGGGATCAAACGAAGTCATGTCAGCATATGGTTCACCTTGCGGGGTCTCAGGTGGTTGTCCGAAAGCTAGCCTCTCTAGTGAAAAGGATATGACTTCTTTCACAGGAGGTTCAGCGGCTGAGCCACCCATATCACTAAGCGTATTGTTTATTGTAATGGAGTCGTCAAACGTCTCTCTAGACAATAACTTGCCATTTCTATGTAGCTCGAGTCTATCAGCAGATCCCATTCGTGGAAGAAGGCTGGTTGCATATGACGTAAAGCTGTCTGAATTGACTCCTTGATAGAAGTATTCTGCAGATCCAGATAGTGTGGCTGTTGAGCCCTTTGTTACACTTCCGCTTTTTACTCTTTGACTTTCCGGCATGGCTAAAACTTCCTTATGTTAGCTAGAAGTTGTCTTAAAAATATTGATCCCTTTAAGTTTCTTCTATCATTTTCGCCAAGGTATATGTCTCCGCTTCCGTATGGGACCCTGCTTCTCTCTAGTACATGACCTTCAACTATCATATTAAACCCCAGATAATTAGTTTTCTTAGGTATGAGTTTTTCTATAATGGTGTCAAAAGATTCATCTAACCATCTAAAGAATTCGAAGAAGCTAGTATAATTTACATCACCAACTAGACGATTGAAATATATCTCTCTTAGCTGTCTTAACTCATAATATTCTTCGGAAAACATTGCGTTTGGAGATCCTAAGGCAGTATCCAACGTTTCTAGTGTTGCAAAGATCTTCATTATATCTTCATTCAAGGCCTGAGCTGATGAAAACTCTATCGCAAACCTAACATCGTCTTTAGGTTCTGACGCCGCTGGAATCTCGTATATAGGCGCAGGTAAAGTATCAAAGTTGTGTATATTTTCACCTTGAGTCATTCCGGCTATGCGTACTTTATTCTCAGACGATGGCTCATCAAAGAGGTATGATATAGCGCTATAATCGAATCTTTCTGGCTTTATTATCTTTTTGTTAGGCTCAAATCCTCTAGCTATCGATAAGCCACCTAGAGATGAAACAGTCTTGAACTGTTGTGAAAAGTCAGTTAGCGTAACAGCACCTCCGGGGGAAGCGTCTATACTGGGTTGATCTGTTGATATATCTAGTCTTAGCTTCTCGAATGATCCTGTTACCTCATGTGAAAAACCAAAGTTCTTTAATGGGTTAACAACACCTAGCGAAGAAAAATTCCTAACGTGCTCTCTAGTCTCACTCTCAGTAAGAGCCTTAGACCAAAACCTTATATGGCCTGCTAAGCCAGAAAACATCGTAGTCCTGGCAACAAGAGGTACTGATGAGGCATTTAGATGCGAAGAGGCAGAGGTATCGATAGATTGATTACCGACCACTATAAACGATCCAGATGAATTTTTTTCCGTACCGAGATACTTTCTTTTCTGAAATGCATTTTCTCCTCGAGACAAAGAGTCAAGAAACATAGACGACGTTGTATAGAATTCTACAATTTCACCATTTTCTTGCCTAGACAAGTTTAAGAAGTAACTCGATGATACAAAACTATTGACTTCATCGTTCCTGCTACGCCCTGCGGATACATGCCACTTATCACCGTTGAATATATTTCCACTGTTAATTTGTAGTTTTAGTAGAGGTGCTGATGCAGAAAATCCTGGTCGACACCATAACGTCATTGAAGGGTCGTCTTTAACACCATCTATATTTGGATCTGCCACTACGTTTAAGACAACAGACTGATGCGCTGATGACCCAGTTGTATGTAATCTAAAAAGACTTTGAGGAGAAAAGTTTTTAGTCTTGTTCGGAAATTTAAATATTCCTTCCACTGTCCAACTACCTGATGTTAGCAGACCATCATTCCGTGAATTAGATATTCCATGAGGCGGGTAGGTAGCCTTATCAACAAACGTACCGGATATAATAGGGTAACCTGTTTCTATTCTTGATCCTGTTAAGTACGAACTTATGATATTAGGAGAATGTGAGCTAAAGCCTTGAGCATCTATTGTTGCGGAAGGATTATAAGTTATACTACCAGAAAAATCTAACATTGTAGATATTTCAGTTATTTTTTTCCTAGACTTCCCAAGCCTAAAGTCGGTACCGCCGCCGTATTCTACAAACCTAAACATTCTATTCGGATCGATTCCGGAAGACCGAAATAAAGATTTTATAGAATGTACTGTCCCTTTAGAGGTTATAATCTCTGGCAAGTTCGTTAAAATTCTTCTCCATATCTGGTTCTGCAGCTGACTCAAATTGTTTGTACCTACCGACGTCACATTTTCGCCGCTAAAGAATTGGTCATAATCAGCGTTACGGAATAAGTTGGGAAGGTCGAACCCGTAATATTGGGCAAGAAAAGGTAGAAATTGATCGGCTACGCTAGTGTTTGAGTCATAATCAATGTGAACCAACTCAGAAACATGGTCAATCATCATTTTTAATTCGTCGAATGTTCTAGCCCACATAAACAATAGGGCAGAAATTATCTGTGGCTGACTTATGTTTGCAGCTCCAGGAACAGCGTACTTATCACTAGTCGAATTAAGACCGGTAACACTGTCAGGTAGTGACGTTTCATAAGAATTATATCCCGTGGCTTTCGCCAACTCTAGATAATGCGCTGGTATAAGCTTCGTTATTAAGTTAGGATTATTCTCGTCATATACCGATCCAGTTGAAAGTAGGGTGTTGTTTAACGAGATCACATCAGGATGTCCTGGAAATAACGTAGGATGGTATACGGACGCCTCGAACTCGCATAAAGTGCTGTATGGCCGGGCGGACCTCATTTCATTTCTATAATTTGATATTTTAGAGTGTAAGCTCTGTCCAGAGTGGTCAAGCGTTATATCAGAATTTTGATAAGATCCTGTTGCTTCGTTAAACCTAAAATTTAACTTCAAATTTGATTCATCGTCTGTAAACAAGCTTCTCTTCGTATATCTCTGTATTTCAGGTGCAGTTCTAAGACTGTGGAACATACGAAAATTATTTATCGAACCTGATAGAGTTTTAGTAGGTGTGAATGTACTACCAGCCATGCTAAAAGCTGACCCTGTACCGATCAATAAAGCGCTTCCAGCAGTGTCGATAGAATCGAAATTAAATCTATTAGATGTCCCTATTACTTTAGACCCGCTTAAGATCTTTGCAATCTTTCCAGAGGGGCTAGCGTCATATTGCATACAAAGGTGAGAAAAACGACCTTTGTTTATTACAGCATTTGCAGTTGTGTAGTTAGATCCACTTATTATAGAAAAATTAACTTCAGCGGTAGAAGTAGAGGGGCTACTTTTCAAGTAAGCGGCGTATCCAACACCTGCTGTAGATATGTGGTGAAATAAGAACTGGTCAGGCGAAGAGGTATTCGGTATGGCTATGTCTAACTCTACGAAAAAAGAGTTCTTCTTAGGATTCATAACTGTGGTTGCATTATTCTTTTTTGATATAGATGGAAAAACAACGCCCGATTTATCTACTACTTTTATGCTCTCATTGTTACCGTGAAGAGTTAAATACCCAGTATAAGACGGGTACCGATCTAAGATATGTTTTTCAAAACCTGTTAAGCCATCTATCCATGTATCATAATCGCTTTTTGTTCCCTCAAATGGAAACTCATTAATTATTTTTTCATATGTGATGTTTATATTAGACACAGCCGAGCTAAAGAATGTATGGTTCTCGAACCTAGAAAAGTCAACAGGCAACTGCTGCGAAGATTTTATAGGAGAACCGGGGGCATCGAACCTAAAAGAACCTGTGACAGATGTGTCTACGACAGTAGATCCAGACATGCTAGTTAGGGTTTGATTTCTCAGTATACCTGATGAGTTCGTAAATCTTCTGACCACGCTAGGGCCAAAAAGCTTCTGGTTTTCAAATACTCTTTTTTTTCTTGACATTTATGTTAAACCACCATGAACGATACATCTGGAAGACTTATTAAGCGCTCTATACCGTGATCTTTAACGAGTAGATCTGTGGTATATAGTCTGCCTTTTGCTAACCCAGATGTAAGAAAAGATATATACATACCTTCTGAATCTGTCGATACTCTCGTCGAGTTTCTTTCATTATCAAAAGGTACTACGATCTTGCCTGTATCTTTATCGACTATTCTGTAATGTATACTATCAACAACAATACTCTTTTTTGTCATAGGAAGCTTATAGGCTTTCTCAGTGACGTCGGCGTCTAGATCATCTATAAACAATCTTATGACAGCTTTTGAACCTGCCCTGTAGTTAGGTTGTGCATTGTAGGATGATATTAAGATCCTCCTATTAGAAAAACCAGATGTCGTTCTCTTTTGCTTCGCTATTTTTATAGAGCCAGTGTAGAACCCTTTCTGTAAGTCGTTAGTTGACCAGATCTCTTTAAGCTCAACATCATCTCTAGTTGTCATAGTATTACCAAAGAACGTAGTATTAAATTCGCTTAAGTTGAATGTTCCAGAATATATCCCTTTGGTTCCCTGACCGTCCGTTGAGCCCGTGTGTTGGGATGCTAAGACAGAGAAGGTCGTCTCATTGTTTGTACCAGATCCAGATATTAACCGGAGTGTCAGACAGTCTGGGCCCTTTAACTCTGTTAGCGATGAGTCGCTAACTAGGTTCATCAACTCACCAGATGATAAGTTTGTTAGAAACAACGACGAAGAAACGTTTGTTTGCAAATCTATATGACGGTCTCTGATACTGTCATCCCATGTTAAAAGTATTCTAGGAGATAACAGTTTGTTCTTTGAATGTCTGGATACAAACCTTTTTACAAATCTTGTCTTTGTATCACTCTCGTCGGATCCGCTAAATGTTAGTCTAAATCCATTGTTCGTGATATTATTAGCAAGAGAAGATGAAACGACTTTTGTGATATCTAACTCTATGTCACCTGGGCCATCTTCGAAGTACTGAGAAGACCCAAAGTCTATTTCTGATCCACCAATGGCTCCGCTAGTGATGTAATCTATATTTGAAGAATTTAGATAGCCACCTTGTCCCGAGCCTGATATGTTCCATAATGAAGGTGATCCAGCAGTTATTGAGGCTGTAATAAAGTTTGTCGTATCAACATCTGAAAACTGGGAAGTACTTCTACCAGACCCTTCGTCAAACTTAACTGCCAAAGGGTAACCAACTATGTTAAAGTTTAAAGGGACGGGAGTTCCGGATGGCACTTCTGTTAGTCTTAGCATGGCTTTAAAAGAAGGACTATTTATATCTAGACTCTGTGACGTTAATGGAACTAAATTAGAGTAGTCAAATTTTATTAAAATCCTAGATATTTCTTCTACAGAAGAAGTTATTCTGGTACCAGACTCTATGAACGAAGACTCGTCATAAAGTTTAAACAAATCCAGGGTACCGGCCATACCGACGTTTGCGTCTGTGGCTCTAAACTTATTTTGCAGTATCTTATTTGTTATGTAAGTGTCTGCGCTTGCTGTTAGAATATAAAACATTTGTCTACCTTACTGTTACAATCAGATCCCTATTGGGATATCTTATTTCAAAAATAGAACCAGGAGGACCGACCACCATCTTTTGTATAGTATTAGCGTTAACATTAAAAGAGTTCTGTGAATACTGTCTATCTTCTATCACTCCAGTAATGTTTGCTACCTTAAAGTCAACTAGAGATATCACACCTTCACTATTTATAATAGAGTTCATTATATCAGAAGTTGGAATTGGTTGGTCAATTTGTATATTTTTTATATCTAAAAGAGAAGCTAAATTAGCTATTATCTTTTGTGCTACTTGAGACTTGTTGGCTTCAGGATGAGCTACAACATCAACATTCACGCCTAGATTTATTATTTTAGCGTCCATTATATCATATGCATCGCTAACAGCCCTGAACTCATTTAGATAAGTTCTAAGGTTTTTCTTTAGAGTATCAGAAGACATTACCAACAAGCCTGATTTCTGTCTTGACACTATAAAGATTTGAGACGCAAGGGAATTAATAGGGTTAGGCCGTATTCCAGCTCTGTACACTCTACCAAAAGCGTTGGGTAAGGTGTATATTCTTGATATTAGATCTGACTTGGTTACTATTCTTGACTGGCTATTTCTTGCAGCGGGTATTTGTGATCTTAGGTTCTCTAGAGTGGGTGCCCTATCACCATCCATAGCTGGTAATGGGTTTGAGACGTCTATGCTGGATCTTACTGCGCTCGCAGACTTGGCTGATGCACGAGCAGAAAACTTTAAGAAAAGCTTAGTTACAGTCCTCACCATATCTTGTCCTACGTTATGTCTAAGACCTCCGCCTGATCTATATGACACTGTCAAGACAGTATTTCTAGGGGCGATTCCAAGCGTTTGCGTTTGCATTAATTTATTTGGGTCAAGAGCAAAGCGAGCAAAAGTCTTTTTACCGTACAGCGGAATTGCCAATTCTGAAGGATCTGGTAACAGATCATTATCTGTTGTAGTTGCGTCTCCAGAGCCGAATTGTATGGTAGTTAGTTTTGTATCATAATCGTAAGAAGAGATGTACCTGTAAGGAGCGGGAATAACTTCTAGATTATAGTCTACGTTGTCAGAATCTTCAGTCACATTCGCGGTGCGCTTAAATACCGTGTCTTGAGAGAGAGATTCTACCTCGTAAAACTCATTACCATCAGAGTCCTTCACACTTACTATAGACGTCACATTTTCGTCTGGAAGTATTATCTTCCTAAAAGGTGTAGATACATTCGGTATCGGAAATTTTTCTTGTTTTCTCGCCCCAGATATAGCCAGTCCCGTTCTAACTACTACGAATGATGTAGGTATAGAAAAGTCATCAGTCTGGACTACTACAGCATCGTACAAATATTCTCCTGTAGTCTTCTTCTCAGCAAAATCTACATCTTCTAATAAGCTGAACGGCACACCATCGTTTGAAACGAATGTAGTAGATGATAAAACTTTAGGTAATAGATCCGGATCTGGAGTTGTGTCTCCCCCTGTGGTGACGGCGGGAAGCTCAAAATATATTTTTATCATTACTACGGAAGGGCTAGCACCTCTAGCTTTAACTCCAGCATTACGCAAATGTCTTTTTATATTTCTGTTTTCTACGGCCGTTGACCAATTTAGCTCGTTAAATTGATGATCAAGATAAAATGACATTGAGTCGCCGACGTACGCGGCCATATCGAGCAGAAGCCCTCCAAGACCTGGCTCCGTAAAGTCTTGTATTTTGTCCGAAAAGAACAGCTTCGCATGAGAATAAAGCTCATTTCTAAAAGACTGGAAATCTTTTGCCAGATAATTTCTTTTCGTCGCGTTCTTTAATTGTCTCTTTACGTTTATAGCCATTTTTTATCCCGCAGAATATAGAATAACTTCTATATTTCTTATCTTTGTAAATAGTTTTGGAATGCTGTATCCAACAACTATACCAATTTTAGCAACATCTTTGTTATCAAAGTTTTCCACTATGGGTGAAAAAGTTTCTAAAGAAACGTATGGCATGTATTTTCTAACAGCAGTGCTTATCCTGGTCATGGCCTCGGATTGTCCTCCCTCTTCCTGCATTTCAAAAGTAAGCTCAGCCAAATTTGCACCAAACTTAGGATGTCCTAATCTTTCGCCATGATTAGTTAGTATCAGATTAAGAAGGTTATCGTGTAGTTGGTCAGGAAAATTATTATGCATTTCCAAGAAACTTTTTCCTGTTTCAGATAACGTTAAGGGTGTCTTTACTCCAACAGGTGGCAGCTCTGGGGTGCTTCTTGCTAATTTCTTACTTAGCTCAGCAGACTTTCCTACAGATTTAAAACTGTATACTTTTCTATTTGCATCTCTTGTTACTGACATATTATATAATCACCGCCATCCCTAAATATCCTGGTGCAGAAAATAGTGGCAACTATAATAGCACACCAGTACCGACTCCGATGCCAGTACCTACTACTGGCCCTACAGCACTAGCTCCAATAACGGCAGTATTAACTATAGTAACGTTTACTATTGCTTGAGTTACATACGCATTTACTGCAGTCGCGATGTCTGACGCTAACGTGTTAATAATCGTGTCTGGACTTGCACCATCTCTTTCTCCGTCCGCTTTAGCTTTTCTAAAAGCTGCCGCTATTTGTAACTCTAAAGGTATTACTGCTACTGACAATGGCATATCGTTCTCCTATTCTCCGAATATTCTTTCTGATTGAACTGTTGAGATATTACTCTTCAAACTACCCGCTATCTCACTTTTTAGTTCGGTGACTGCTTGATTAAGCTGTATAGATGGCGCACCGTATCCTGGAGTAGTGTGAGTCAAGACTTTATCACAAAACGCGGTTAACGCGTCCATTGTGCTATGCCATAGAGTCTCTAGATCAGAATATCTAACATAAGGTTGTGAACCGCCTTCGCCAGGTCCGGCTGCGGATCCTTCGTCAGCTTCGGAACGACCGATAATAATTTTAGAACCGCTTATCTGTATAGTGCCATCTGGTAACATCAGAAAAGCTGCCAGATCCTCGTTAGGGACACCCTCCTTAATTAATCTTATAGAACCATTGATTTCTGGAGCACCAGGTACAGGGACGTCTGGTGACATCTTTCTTGCTATTATTCTTATTTCATCAGCCTTTGTAACAACAGCTGATGGATGATCATCCTCCCTGTTAATCAAATCATATTGACCGAAAGTTTCGCCTATAGGACTCGGGATAGATTCACCAGGAGTATCGATAGTAAAGTTTTCGTCTACGTTAGATGAGTGAGATACTATTATTCGGGCAGCGTCAACAAAAAAGTCGGGGTCACCCTCTGTAGGATTGTCTTTTCTATTTTTTTCAGCGTTGTTTGTTTCCTGAGGATTTTTATTAACTTCCACCCACGCTTGACGACCTGTCTCAGGATTAGGAGAGTTTTTAATAACTCTTGAAGTTGGAGGTGCTGGATCTTCGCTTATCTCTGTTTTGACATCTTCGTTCAATACACGCCAGTTATATCTTCCTCGGCCGGCTACGATATCAATCACGCCCCAGGGTTGATCTTTTCTTTCATCAATTACTGTGTCGTCTTCGGTCGCATTTGACACAACACTTGTAACGGGATCATCTCCATTTTTCCACCCTCTAGATTCACCTAAGCATATCAACGTATTATTCGAGCCCTGTATTACCAGATCACCCGGACGTTTTGTGTATCGTGGAACATCTTGCCCCCTAAACTGCTTATATGCTCCGGATATGTTTACTATATCTTCATATGCAAACTCATCTTTTAGAGTATATCCCTCACCCTCTCCGGTGCCATTAGGAAAGCCAAAAATCCTATCGTCTAATTTGTCACCATTTAAATCAAACGACTCTTCGGTACCTTGTGCTTCGCCTGAGGCTGGTGGGTCACTAATCGGCTGTTGGGGATCATCACCTGTTGCAGCATCAGCTTTTTCTTTTGATGATTTTTCAGCCGTAGATCCTACAAATTTTCTATCACCATGAGTGTAGTTTATGTCATCGACGTGATCTGGCTCCGTTATACGACACATCCAATACATGATCTTAGATGGCATGTCAGATGAGTCCGTCACCAACCAGACTTGCTCTCCAGGTTTCAGGGGCATACACAAGTGGGGTGGAAAAAATGGGTAAGCCAGTATACCGACTTCACCAACTTTTTCTTTCTCAGGTATAGTTTCTCTATTCTCTACAGCTGCTTCTTGCTCTTCCTCTGTAGGCTTCTCTCTAGCTTCTGGCGCTTTTTTGTCCGCGCCACCAGTTATTACTCTAGCTATAATAGAGTTTCTAGGAGCCGTCTCCAACAAAGCAGGGGCGTCGATGAGCGTTTTCATTTCCTCTATATCTTCATCAGGAAATGCAGCTAAATCATAGAGTACTTCAACCACAACAGCACGTAATAATACTTGATTAGGTGGAGCTAACGCTGCAGCATCTACTGTACTGGCTACAGATGATTGTGAATTTAAGGATTCTGAAATTGCATCGGTGCCGGTATTCGCTGCCATCTGTCAGTCCTGTATTTGCGAAAATAAATCGTCTGAATTTATCTGGCTGTATTCGCTCTCTGATTTATTCATGAGCTCCGCCAATTTTATTAATTGATCGTTTGCCTTGTTCATACGTTCGATATATTTTGATAAGGTGGCTCCTAGAACAGCATGTTCTGTTGTTCCTTGACTCATCGCAGTGTACGCTTCTACAAAAAGAACATGAGCATTTTGACGATCAAGGTTTGCATTTTCGTATATTTCTTTCCATAGGATCTTCTTTTTCGCGTCAGCATGTTCAATCTTTCGCAGAACATCCTCAAATCCTTTTGTCTTATTTTTTAGCTTATCGAAGTCTTGGAGCGCGCCGGAAACTTTTTCTATAGACATATCATTATCCTAAAGCAAATCTATCAATTTGTCATCATGAACTATCTGCTTATAATGCTTTCTTATTTTTGACATTGCAACCGAAAGTTGCTTAGAGTTTAGTCCAGATATTTCTCTGATATATACGTATATCGCCCGCTTGTTTAAGAAGTCAAGGTTCTCTACGTTATTGAACACTGTCTTGATGGCGGATACACATAATACTTCATTTTGCTTCTTAACCCTTCCTTCTAGCTCATCAATAACTTTCATTATTTCGTTCTTAAAATTAGCTTTCTCTAAAACCTCGTCAGGACCGGGTATCACCTGGTAGTTCGCTATCGTGTGCTTGTCGGCGGCGCTTAAATGAGCCATCTCAGACATAGAGACATGACGGTGGTAGTTCTTTTTAGCATTTCGACATCTAATGATTAACCAGTTTTTTGCAACAACATTAAAATAAGAGAAAGCTTTTGTACCTCGTGCAGGATCCCACTTGTGTATCGTCTCATATAAGAACGCGACACAGTCTACTTTCATGCTATTAACTGTTTCATACGGAGAATTAAATCTATAAACGTATATTAAGCTTTCAGCCAGTTGCTCAAACGCATTAGAGATATCATCTTTGTATATTTTCTCTCTTAACGTTTTGTCTGGTTCATTCTGATACGTTTCTATAGAAGCCTGCGTATCTTTGGTGAAATACATGTTTCTTTTCGTACCAGGTTTTCTTCTGATTATTTTCTTTTTCTTTGTTATAGTCATTATGTTTGTATCTCCGGCGCTTCGTTTTCTTCGCTCATAGAACTAGAAAGAGCATTAGCAACGTCCATCATGGCATCTCTAGATCGTGTCATATCACTTTTAAGGCGCTTTATCTCAGGGCTGTCAGAGAATAGTGGTATTGCTAGAATTTCGTCTATAGAGTCAATTCTATTATCTATTATCTCCAAGCTGTCCTCTAGAGTATCTTGTACAGTAAGAACAAGGATGCCTGTTTTATATAACATAGATGCTAACCATGCGTTCGCTACCCCTTGAATAACAAAGAGTAGAAGTAATATTATCTCAAGAATTGTCAACTATGACCCCAAGCTTTCTGCTATACTCATCCATAACAGAATTAATGTTAAATAAATTATTGATTTTTTCGCTTGACTCTTTCGCCCACTTAGTAGGGAGTTCACTTGATTTTCTAAACTTTTTTACTCTCGATTTAAAGCTTTCTTCGTTAGGCTCTGCCCATCTCGCGCCTTGAACCCAAATCCTACCGTCGCACATTTGCGGAGGTACGTTGATTAGTTTAAAAGTTACATCAAGATATTTTGTATGTTTCAAGAAGTCTAAGTGACCAGAATGACCTGTTGCTATTATTGGTAGCCCAGACGCGGCTGCGTCTAGAATAGGTAAGCCCCATCCTTCACCTCTCGTTGGCGCGCACAGTACATTAACACTCTCGTGCTTGTATAACGCACCGATCTCGTCTGGACTTAATAATCCGTGGAGAACGTGAACTCTAGGGTATTTGCCAGGTCTTATTTCTGACAATACTTGAGAAATCATCTTTTCTGTATGCGTCCTATCTTGGCATGTCATTCTTCCCATATTGGTTTTTATAATGATACCAGCGGAAGCATCGTCTTTAAGCTCTTCACATAACCACTTTAGACAATTAAATGTATTTTTCCTGTCTGTCTGTACATCATGAGAAGTAATTTGACCAAACATAAGAAAGTTAAAATCTGTTGATAGAGCGCTAAGCTTATCGTTTAATTTATCAACATCCGGTGTGATATTAAAGTTACAAGTTATCGCTTCCGGAATGCTCATTATTTTCTGGGGATTTAGCCCTCCATTTAGGAACGCTACCTTAGAATATTCACTCGGTACTACAACTGATGTCATTTTTTCCGCAGCGGCGATCCAGCTCTGGTTGCATTTATCTGCCTCGATACCTGCGGTGACGCCTATATTAATCTCTGCTAAATTAGGATCCCACTCGTCTGGTAGCTGGACTTGTAGTGATAACCCAGTTTTTAACGAAGGATTAGGATCTTGAGACCTACTCATGATATCGCCTATGATACCCTCTTCGGCTGCTGGATCTATATGGTAGGTACACATTCCCCATGGTACTATAGACGCGTAAACATCCCACCCTTTTTGTGATCTAGCCCATTTCCATATCTGTCTTGTATGGTTTCCGTATCCTGTTACGCTAAGTAGCGGACCTCTTACGATAACGATCATAAGCTATAACTCCGTGACGCTGTATCTTGGAACAACTCTTTCACCAGCCTTCCAGTTATTAGATAATTTTAGTAAAGATTCATGCCACATATCAATAGTTGTTTGCATTGAAAACTCAGACATGACATATTCTCTAGCCTTTATGCCTAGAGCCTTTCTTTCATTACTGCTCATTGAGTATAATTTGTATATAGCATCGGCTGTGTCATCAAGACATACATAGTCTTCGTATATATAAGGAACAGACTGGGAACCTACTAGTGTCTTGGTTTTTATATCTAGTCCTACACCATTCTCTGTGCCGTCACGATGATCTATAACTTGTCTTGTTAAGCCACCCGTCTTGGCGGCTATAATAGGGTTTGCTACCTGCATAGACTCTAAAGTCGCAAGACCAAATCCTTCGGCATATGCTATGTTTATGCATGCATCAGATATGTTATGCATAGTGTTCATAACCTCAAAGTCAACTCTTTCATTTGAGAAAATTACGCTATTAGTAATACCTAGCATGTCAGATACCGCCAAAAGGTTAGGGCCTTCTTGATCATGAGGATCTGTGTGCATTAAAAGAGTCGTTTTATTTTTCTGGTGTGGTGTAAGCTTATCTAGAAACTTCTTCCATGCTGCCAAAACATCGGACGGTCTTTTTCTTTTTGCGTTTCTATTAACCCAAAATAATACAAAGTTATCTTTCTTATCGTAGCCTAGCATTTTTTGCTTAGCGTGCTTAATATCATTATCTTCCATAGGATAGAAAAGATTATCAGGGAGTGCATGAGGTATGAAGTTAGTTCTTTCAGGAAACTTTTCCTTGACTATTTCATATGTCAAATAAGAATGACAATTTATTAGATCGGTTGACCTGTAGTAGTCTTCGTTATAGGCAGGAGAGGGATAGTTGTCCCAAACATGCCAATATGCAATTGGACATATCTGATGAATCTCATCTTCCATAGCCCATAACCACGTAAAGAACCTGGGATCTGTGAAGATCATCAGTATATCTGGTTTTTCTGCTGCTAAAGCGATACGTAGCATATCTGGATTACCAAAACCATCAATTGGCTTGATTATAAAATCTGGATTAGGAGCTTGTACTTCATAATCAAGATGCTTTAAAGCGGCACCGAACTGTCTAACTGTCCAGTTGCCCTTTTCTATTAAACCATTCATCAAGAATCTTGACTGGCAACCAACACCTGACGTGCTTAGAGCGTGATCAGATAGCAGCAGTATTTTTAATTTCTTTTTATTGATATAGCGTTAACTCACATCAAAAGAATTATATCCCCATGTGTGTAATCATATTAAATGATCTACAGAAGTATATTTATCTAACATATTAACCGGGACAGTTGGGCGTACTCTTAAACTCACAGAACAAGCAAGAGTTTCTATTTTTTAAGAATATTCCTCTACGAACTGATTTTATCATGCTTCTTAGAATAGAAAGAGCGTTTTCTTCAGCCTTTGGACCGACCGACACTTTGACTAGTTCGCATGTATTATCTTTTGGAGCACCGCGCTTTAACAAAACAAACCCACATTTGACTTGCTTTGTGTCGAGATTATTTTTCTTCATCCAAAAAGACTTGTATAAAGCTATCTGAGCCCATGTTAGGATATCCCTTCGCTTCGAAGCGTACCACCCTTTATCACCAGCTGTCTTCCAGTCTATCACATAATAGAACTCTTTACCCTTTATCTTTACTTTTAGAAGTGCGTCGATAAAGCCCTTAAAGAATATGTCATAGCCATCCACAAATTCGTACAGTTGCTCTTCCGCTGATATTACAGACCATTCATCAAACTCGCTGTCAAGAAATGAAGGTAACTCATTAAGGGAGTTCGTGGCCCACTCTAGCCATTCATCAATGTAATTATGCTTCTTAGGTCTCCAACCTTGACTAACTCTGTAATCCGCTTGAGATTTTATCCATTCTTTAGTATCAAAACCGTGAGTTTCCCACTGTGATTTTATCTGCTCTAAAACAGATGTAGTGTCCATGTCACCTGTTTTAAGAAACTTTTCTATGCCATCGTGGAGAGCAGTACCGTAAGAAAGGTATGGGCTTGGCTCATCCTTTACTATCTTGTCTATATACGTCAGCTTATGATGCCACGGACACTCTTTCCAAACGCGTACTTCAGAATATGACACATGTGGCTTGTTGGTTGGAAACTCTACTTCGCTTATTCTTTTATCTACGTTACTCATAAATACACCTCAATGCTATTATATCGCGCATAGAGTGAAAGTACACGAGTAGACATGAGGACTTTTGTAACGTTGGTTATTACTTACTTTTGATAAGAGAAAGATCTGATTCGTACATCATCTCTGCAAGTTGATCTAAATCTATTGTCGATTCCCAATCTAGAACTTTCTTTGCCTTTGAAGCATCACCTAATAATAGAGGCACTTCCTGTGGCCTGAACAATCTTTCATCAATCTTTACGTATTTGTCAACATCAAGATCAGCTATGGCAAAAACCTTATAAAGAAACTCTTTAACAGTGTAAGTCTTACCAGTTGCTATGACATAATCATCAGGGGTTGGCTGCTGCAACATTAACCACATCGCGTGCACATAGTCACCAGCAAATCCCCAATCTCTTTTTGCATCTAGATTTCCTAAGCGAAGCTCATTCTGTATACCGAGTTTTATTCTTGCTGCCGCTAGTGTAATCTTTCTCGTGACGAACGTTTCTCCTCTACGAGGTGATTCATGATTAAAAAGAATCCCGCTTGAGATATGCATGCCATAAGACTCACGATAGTTTCTACAGATATTATGAGCAAACGCTTTGGCGCATGCGTAAGGACTAGCTGGCATTAGCAAGGTATCTTCGTTCTGAGGAGCCACTGGATTATCACCAAACATCTCTGATGAGCTAGCCTGGTATATCTTTATGTCTTTATTGACAAATCTAACGGCCTCCAGTATTCTTAGGGTGCCCATAGCTATTGTGTCAACAGTCTCTAGAGGAACATCAAATGAAACCCTTACATGAGATTGTGCGGCTAGATTATAGAATTCTCGTGGCTCATATTTTTCTAGAAGATAGTATAAAGAACAAGGGTCATGAAGAGAATAATATTCTAGAGAGAACATCGGGTTGTTGTAGATGGCATCAACTCGCTCTGTAGATATTATACTTGTTCTCCTCTTTAGCCCAACAACCCTATATCCTTTAGATAATAGAAATTCTGCTAAATACGATCCATCTTGACCAGTTACGCCTGTTATCATTGCAGTTTTCATTTAATTAACACCTCTAACGTTTGGATATTCATTCTTGAACCATTCGCATGTCTTTGCTATACCTTCTTCTAGAGAAGTATATGAGTTATCATCCCATCCTATATCAAACAATCTTTCGCTACTGCTGGGCTTACGAAATTGTCCTGTTGGCTTTGATACGTCCCAAGCTACTTCGCCAGTGTACTCAAGACAATCACAAACAATCTGCACGACGTCTTTTATACTACATTCATTGGTCAAACCTATATTAATTGGTAGCGCCTCATTATAATTTTCCAGCATAAAGATAAGAATTTGAGCTATGTCTTCAGAGTAAGTAAATTCCCTAAGCGCGGCGCCTGTGCCCCAAAATGAAGGTACAGTATTATTTATCTTAGATTCCCAAATTTTACGTATAATCGCTGGAATAACATGACCTGTTTCAATACTAAAGTTGTCTTTTGGGCCGTATAGGTTATTTGGTATCGCACAAATAAAATTACATCCGTACTGTTCCCTTAACGTGCGAGACTGGACGTCTAGCATTCTTTTTGCATATGCGTACCCGAAATTACTTTTATGTGGTGGGCCAAGATGCATCTGGTCTTCAGTCAAAGGGTACGTCGCAGAGTCAGGATATACACAGGTTGATAAAAGCGATAAGACTTTCTTGACACCACACTTACGCGATGCATCAAGAACGTTTGTATTCATTCTTATGTTTTCAGAATAAAAATCTGCGACGAAATCGCTATTACCTTTTACTCCGCCTACCCTTGCCGCAAGATGGATTACTGCATCTGGACGTGTACATGTCAACATCTCTACAGTGGTGTGATAATCTGTTAAGTCGTACTGTCCAGATCCAACTAGAGTAAAAGTATGATCGGTTCTTTTTATATTATCAAATGTAGACCCCAGCATCCCAGTACCGCCTGTTACCAATATTCTCATATTATTCCCCTATGACCGTGTTAACGATGTCACAGATGAGCTTTATAGACTTCTCAGTAAGACCTGGATGATTTGGGACATACATACCAGATTTATCTACAATTTCAGCATTATCTAAAATGCATTTGCCGTATTCCTTTATATAGAAAGGCTGGACGCCCATGGATCTACAAAGCATTGGTCGCACTTCTACTTTGTGAGCGATAAGCTTTTTAGCGATTTCGTCTCTCTTTGGATGTATTATGGGATAAGCAAAGTTTGAGATAAAAGAGTTTTCGCGGTACTGTGGCTTCCAATAAGAGTTTTTGATATTATCTTGGTAGATAGAAAAGTTTCTTTCGCGGAGGGCATTGACTTTATCTGCTTTATCAAGCTGGCCAATACCGATAAATGCTTGTAGATCAGTGGACCTCACATTAAAGCCGTGCATGTAGAATGTATATAACGAATCAAATTCGCTAACGTCCCACTCTTTACGTAACTCTAGTTTCTTTTTGTCAGATAAATCACGATCCCAACCGTGGTTTCGAATACAGCGCGCTGCTTGAGCAACTTCTGGATCACTCGTACAAATAACACCACCCTCGATAGTTGATAGATGATGACCAAAATACGTCGAGAATGTTGACATTAGACCGAACGTCCCCATTTTATTTTCTGTGTATCTTGATCCGAAAGACTCACATGTGTCTTCTAATAGAATAACATCATTGGCTTTACAGATATCTAACAACCGAGACATGTCTGGTACTAGACCAAGAACTGAAACAAACATAACAGCAGATATATCATGAGTGCTGCAAAGCTCTTCAAAGTGATCTAGACTTATAGACAAATCTTCTAGGTTACAGTCACATAATATAGGATTAAAGCCAAGCTGCACGACGGGAGATAAGTCGGTAGCCCAAGCTAAAGCGGGAACAATGATGTTCGATCCTCTTTTAACTTTACCAGTTTCCAAGAGCACCTGAAGCATTACAAGATTTGCAGAAGATCCAGAGTTTACAAAGATAGCTTCTTTCGTTCCAGTATACTCTGCCCACTTCTTTTCGAACTCTACGGTTAACGGGCCCTTAGTCAAGCGAGGGTAAGTTTTTAACCACTGTATGAGATCATCAATATCGCTGTTATTGATTGTGTCTTCTACTAAATTTATCATGTGATATCCTCGCTAGCGGTCCGGAAGAACTTGCCACCTTTTCGGCCATACCATACAACTTCACGTGAGAATAGCTTTTTATCATCGTAAATCTTGGAAGAATCAACTGTGATAGTCGATTGACATTCTACAAGATTCGCCAGCTGTCCAGATCTAGCTTCCTCAAAAAATTGGTGAATATTGTGAGAAGTGGTAAAGCTTGTAGAAGATGGAGGTTTAAAACTAACTACTCTCATTTTTTGATATGTTATAATATCCGATATTAGCTTTTCGTCATCTTTATAGAAGGTATATTCATTCATAATGTGAGACTTAATTTCTTCATAAAATGTGTCAAGATTTTCAGAGACACGTAGATAAGAGGCTTCTTCAGGAGGCCAGGAGATATCTTCGAACCCAGGAACATACTGGTCATAGCCGCCCCCTGTAAAGACTCCGTCAATTAAATTGTCAACGTAACATAGCTCTTTTCCCAGTGTTGTATCTGGGTTATCTTCGCCATATTTCACTATGGCTTTATAGAAGTCGCAATATTTTACTCCGAAATGATATCGAAAAACAATGGCAACAATCTGGAGCAACCCTAACAAGTGCATACTTTGGATAGCCCACGCAAACTTGTATGTCTCTTTGTAAGAGTCTCTGTTCATTGTATTCGTACCAATAACGATGGTCTCAGTTTCAGTGACTTCTTCGTCATCTTTTTTGTCAGAGTGTGCTTGAAAGATAGGAATTTTAATAAGATCTAGACCGTGTTCTTTTTGATACTTTTCTTCTCCCATCTCAGCATTAGGCATTATAGAACAATTGTACATTACAATACCTGAGTGTTGCGAGTTGTCTAACAGCGTGTCAACACCTTCAACAAAAGACTCATAGGTTTCCCCAGGAAGTGGTAGTATAAGCTCTGTGTAGGTAACAAGACCATTGGCTACGTACTTCTTTTGTAAGTCATTAAAGAATTTCATTTTGATATTTTTTCTCTTAATGCTTTCTAATGTTGTTTCATTAAGCGACTGCATGCTGATGCTTACGCCTTTATTCATTCCGGCATCGGAGAATATTCTTGCTAGCTCAAACACTTTATCAGTGGAGTTCTTTGTGAAGCAAACTCTGAACTGATTTGGGTATCCTGTCTCTTTCTTTTTCTCGGCTAGTCTTAACGCGTAGTCTTTGTCTCTCGGGAATATCCCGAAGTTAGCGTCTGCTCCGAAAATAAGGTCAACTTCTTTTGATGAAAAATAATCAATCTCTGCCAAGAGCCTCTCATCGCTAAATTTTCTAACTTTTGTCGCGACGGCAGAACCCCAATCACAAAATGTGCACTTAAATGGGCACCCACGGTTTGTTTCCCATGTTACCATCCACGAGTAATCTTTCGTCTGTAACAACCCATCGAATACACCAGTTAGATAGGGCGAAGGGATAGTGTTTAAGTCTTTTATTCTATCTCTACTCTCTCCTCTAGTACATTTGCTAGAAGACCTGTCGTGAAATGTGGTTCCAGCTATGGCAGATAAAGCTGAACGATCGTCTGGATCAAACTTCTTTAATATTTCTAAAAATGTTACTTCGCCCTCACCGTGAACTGTCATGTCAACAAAATTATTTTCTTTAAAAAATCCTTTTAGCTGGTTTGGAACTTGAGGCCCCCCGAATACTATTAGACAGTTAGGATTTTTTTCCCTTACTTTCTCTGCCAATTTTAGACTTAAGGTCCAGTTCCAGACGTAGCAAGAAACGCCGAGGACATCGGCATCGCCGATCTTTTTAACCATATCATCGAGCTTTTCGCGGATGAAGACGAAGTTGTTGAATAAAAAGTTGTCGTTTACATACGGGTCACTTTGTACGTATGACTGTAGCACACCGGCGCTGTATGGTAAATAAACTTGTGAGCCATACTTGTTATTCAGTTGTACCAGCTGTACTTTTGATCTTCTAGGCTTTTCTGTTGCTATATCAGACAATTGCTATCCCTTCTAGTGGAGGCGCAGTTATTTTAAAAAGACATCTTTCAGAATAAACTTCTAAAATATTTTTCCAATACTCTTCGACATTCTTTCTATTAAGATAATTTTCGATAAAATCTATACCCCTAAGAGATAAATCGTTAGCTTCTTCAGGATGACTTTCAAAGTACTTTATTATGTCTAACAGCTCATCCGCGCTTTCGCAGTATTGTATTAATCCGCTGGCTTCGGTGGAGTGCTGCCAAAACTCTTTCTTATGTCCTTTGTCACTCAGATATATTACTATACTTCCAGTGGCCAACATGTACATCGATCTAATGGTTCCAGATCTTACATCGGTATTACGAGGGTAACCATCAGTGACTAATTGGTATCTACACTTTCCTAACAGCTCTATAGGGTTCTGATACTCTCTTCCAGTCTTGAATAATGGGTTTGTGCTTCTTTCGTGTACCAAAAATTCTGAGCTCTCCACTATCTTAACCTTAATATCATCAAAAAGAATTTTTCGATAAGGATAAATCGATCCCTTAAAGATCAAAGCGTTTTCTTTTTCTTTAAATGGCATAGTTCTTTCTCTAGAAAACTTTACGATTCTGTCCATATCATTTTGATATTCTACTTTTTTGCTATTTTCACCATTTATTCCAGAGAAATATCCGTTAAAAAATGGAGTGGGAGCCAGTATTCTTCTTTTAACACCCCCAAACTTATCATCATCAAACATAACAAAGACAGCAGAATCCGATCCTACATCACTTTCTATTACAGTATCCATTGTGTAATATTTTAGTTCTGTATTCGGTAGGACGTAACCTGAATCTCTTAGCGCTGACAGCTGATCTAAGATATCACCATGGCGATCTTCATTAGTCAGGCCATTCATTACGTATATGACATTATCAAATATTCTTATGTGCAGAGCTTGAGCGGGATTTCGGGTTGCGGAGATCTCTTCATAGCTAATGTTATGTGGAACAATCTTTTCCGCTAGTTCTCTTAGGGATACTGTAAGATCATTATTCATAGTTCAATCATACCAAAATAATTTCTGATCAATTCTTTCGTTCGGCCCTTATATTCTTCAGAAGGATCCCTTCTGGACACATCACAATGAAGGAATGTGACGGCACACCAATTAGATTCAAAAGGATTTCTGCCATACAACATATCGTCGTGTAGCATTAAAGGCATATTTTCGTCGCCCATAGAACAATGGTTTAGCGCACCATTAAAGATAACAACATCGGCGCTGCAATTTTTTAATGCGGCGGCTAGAAAAAGTTCATCTGTTATGGATCGGACATAGTCTTTAGACCCGTAATATTCCTCGTAGTATTCCAGTACTTTTGTCATTACGAGTTGATTTTTTTCGTTATTACAAAATATAAACACGCCGCCGGCGTAAAAGTTATCTAGGTTTTCTAAACCAAGCATTGTCTTTGCTTGATGAAATTCCTGTATCGTCTGAGGCGTACATGCTCTTTGTTCGTATATCTCTATGTTCGGTACCCAGAAGTGTCGGGTAACACCGAAACCATCGCCGACCTTATCACACGCTTGAGTTATGTTATTATTAGCCATCGCGGTGTCGCTATCAACGTACACACCATATTTTGTCTTTATATGCTGAGCCCCGATATACTTGTGCTTCCAGATTAAGTACCCAACTTTTTTTCCAGAATTAAAATCTATGGCATCAGGAAGATTAATAACTTCATACTCTTCATTTGATGACAGCTTATTCCCAAACTCAAGCACTAAAAAATTATAGTCACTAGATTTTGACTTTACGCTGCTGATGGACTTCTTCATATTTTCATAATGAACGTCATAACCACCAACAGTGTATATAAATGTTATTTCATTCTCTCTTGTTGTCATAAAGGATCCTCGCTTTTAACAGGCACTACTTCTTGAACTATAGATTTGTATCCACCTGTTCTCCTGCTATGCCATAAGACTTTCTTTGCCCACTCATAATTTTCCTGTATTCCAGAGCCTATAAACTCAATATCATTTTGTTCTTTTTTCAAAGCTGCCTTTTGCTCTATAACATTATGAATATTATATCCAAAAGATCTTGATTGAACACGCTCTCTAGGGTGGTTTAGTCTTGCATGCTGGTACATTAGGAGTTCTTGTAATACCTCTTCTTCTAGAGATATCTTAAGATGGTTTATCAGAAAGTTTGTAATATCTTTTTCAAAGCTTTCATAATCTAACGCAACTTTTATCGCGGTGGACTCATCGACACTCCAATTTATCTCAGAGACCTCAGGAACTACAATTCCCCAATGACGGTCATTTTGTAATATACTTTTCATATTATGCAAAATCAAGTGGTGCTCATCAGAAAGAAAAGACCCCTTGTCTTTATTTACATTGACATATTCAAGGAGTGAAGTGTAGAACTGCTTGTATGTAATACCTAAGTGGTTTCTAAGAAATCTAGATATAAATTGTGTGGGACCTAAGTAGTGTCCAAATATTACAAGCCATCTAAATTGGTGACCTTCAAGCCATTGTTCATGAGTAAACGTGTCTGTTTTAGTAACAAATTTAGATGTGTCTTCGCTCAACTTTCCGTCAATATGACGATGATGAAAGCGTGGCTGTGTAACAGAGACTTCTATTCCGTATTTATTTATAAATTCCGGGCGACTGAATGGCGTATTAACAAGCGCAGTCATCAAATGGATATCAAGGTAGTTGTGATAATCTAACTCTATGATTTTACATACACCATCGACAAATGTCTCGACTGTCTCTTCGGGAAGTCCCCATATGAGTTCAACGTAACTTGATATATTTTTGCTTTCGTACATCTCGACAAACTCTTTTAGCTTCCCGCCGTCGACATTCTTTCTTTTAACAGCTTTTAAGACATCAGCATTCATCGACTGTAGCGCGATGGTCATTCCCTTCTGGCAGCCGGCGTCTTCTAAAACTTTCGCAATTTCTAGTACTCTATCAGCTTGCCCTTTTACCCACGTAACTCTAAAAGCATGAGGGTAGCCAGTCTCTTCCTTCTTACTCTTAACGTACAAGGAGAGATCCATATCTAAATCATAATACATACCATAATTTGAATTTGCATCAGTAATATACTCTATCTTATTCTCTGTTATCCAGTCAATTTCTTGCTTGATCTTGTCGTAATTTTTGTATACTTTAGTGTAGTACTTTTCACCAATTTCACAAAATGCACATTGAAACGGGCACCCTCTAGCAGACTCAACAATAGCGCTGTATTCTAGACCTGAATCATTTTCTGATACAAGCTTATCATAGAAACCATTAAGATAAGGACTTTCATAGCTCTTTATGTCTTTTAGTCGGCTTCGTGGAATTTGCGGATGCTGTACTTTTCCATCGAAAAAAGTTATTCCAGCTATAGACTTATAGTCGGGATTTTGTGCTAACTTTTGTTCTAGTATCTCTACGAATGTAACTTCGCCCTCACCGTGAACCAAGATATCAACATAAGGATGATCCTCGAAAAAATTGCCTACTCTATCTGCTAGAGGTTGCTGCTGACCACCAAAAACTATTAAGCAGCCAGGATATTTTTCTTTTATACCTTTTGCTATCTTAAGATTAATGTTCCAGTTCCATATAAAGCAAGAAAAACCTATAACGTCAGGCTCATGTATTTCTGATACTATCTCTTCATGTGGTTGACGATAGTAGAACCATTTCTTTAATTCATAGTTATCGGCAACTGCTTGATTTGCAAAAGCGTAAGAAGCCACGACACCTGTTGAGTATGGCAAATATACTTGGTTCGCAAATACGTCAGACAACTCAAGCAGATACATATTTTTTTTCATGGTAGATATTTCTTTCCCATGAAGGAAGCTGTCATTAACTTCTTCTTTAGCCACTATGAATCCCTTTCAAAGACAGGTATCGGTACCATCTTATGCTTGTTGGATCTATGAAACTTGTTATAAATTTCTAGTACTTCTCTCTCTCTGTCATTCACAGGCTCATTGTTAGGATGCTGCATAGCCCTCTCTAGCTCATTGTATGTTGCACCTATTTGGTCTTCATCTGTTCTTCCATCATCCCACAGACCGTCGGTGGGGGGTGCGGTAACTATAGAATCTAATACACCAAGTGACATTGCCATCTGTTTTACTTCTGACTTGTATAGATCAGCGATAGGAGATATGTCAACACCACCGTCACCGTACTTGGTAAAAAACCCAATCCCAAAATCTTCCACCTTGTTTCCTGTCCCAACCACTATACCGTTAGAAGTTGAAGCTATTTGGTAAAGCATCATCATCCTTAATCTTGATCGTGCATTTGCAAGGCTTAAGTCAGACGTTTCATCATCAGATAATGAAGAGCAAAACGAGTCAAACGTAGAAGTTAGATCTTTCGTTATGCTAACAACATTTTTAGAATAATTTGATAGTAGCCACTCAGCATGGTCTATAGAGAGATCATCTTGCTTTTTTATCTGATGAATCGGAAGCCGTAATATAACAGTCTTTAATCCTGTCATCGCACAAAGAGTTGACACAAGAGAAGAATCTATACCACCAGATATTCCAACCACCAGAGCCTTTTTGTTAGCAGCCAAAGCGTATTTGCTTATCCAGCTTACTACGTCTTCTGGGGCTGGAATCATTTTTACCCTCCTACTCTAATTACCGTTATACCATCTTGATCAGCGATATAACGGTGGGGATCGATAACAACAGATCCTTGCGGAAACGAAAAGTTTTTAAATTCTTCGTGTTTACATCCTATCAAGAAACAACTTGCAGCGAAAGCTGGCAACTCATCTCCCAATTTAGGATCATAGCTGGTCACTTCATGACCACGCTCAACTAATATATTCTCTAATAGTATAGCTGGCGAACCCAATATAAGATTGGTTTCTGGCTTAAATGATCTTCCCATTATAACCTTAGGGAGGTCATGTTCTTCCATCAGGTCAGCTAGCCAGTCTGTTTGCTTTTCTCTACAAATCATTAAACTTTCATACCAATCGTAGCTGACATCTAACTTCCTAGCTAGCCAAGATAAAGCAATATTGTCACGAGGATGGCAACCACCACCGTCACCCATACCACCTTGCATATATTTGGTACTAATTAATCTTTCTGTTGCTAAAAATAAACCGTCCATAACATTATCACAATTGACATTCTCTGACTTGTGCGCTACTTCCATAATGATATTCGCAAGACATATTTTCATCGTGATATAAGTGTTATAAGAAACTTTTATCATTTCGGCTTCTTCAATCGTACACTTATAAACAGGACGGTCATGAATAGTAGCGTAGAAGTCTCTAGCTGTTTCATAGGCCCCTTGATCATCAACACCAAAGAGAACAAACTCAGGTTGTGTAAAGTCTTTTATTGTGGTTCCCATCGCGATGAAGAAAGGATTATAGCATAGCTTTACCAATGGGCTGAGAATCGGCTTTATTTCTGACCTCACAGTACCGGGAAGTACTGTGGATATTATAATAACGATTTTCTCGTTGCCTTGAGCCTCTACCTCATTAGACAGTGTGCTGATCCCGGCTTTGAGCCAGGTGTAGTCAAAATCAACTCTCTCTTCTGGAATTCTCGTGGTTCCTTCGTATTTCGGATCATGCGGAGTCTGTATCGGAACAAAGATTATGTCTGAATTTTCTACAACTTCTTTAACACTTCCAAAATTGATGTTGTGTGTCTTTAAGAGTTCTGGTGCTCCTTCTTCTCTGTAGGGTAGCTCCTTTGTTTCTAAAATATTCTTAACATTTTCGTCTATGTCATAGCCCCAAACAGAGTGCCCTGCTTTCTCAATAGCCAGCGCACAAGGCAACCCAAGCTTCCCTAAACCAATAAAACCTACTCTCATTTTTTAAACTCCTTAAATACTCATTTTATGCTATTTAACAGATAACAGTTAAAGTTATCTTAAATCTATCTTCTAGAAAAATCTATATCCAATTATAACTGTCTTATTTCTATTTATCATGCTCTATCCCTTTAGCAATATAGTTTTCCTCAAATTGTCGCTGGTCTAAAGGTGGCTGGCCTCTTGAAAACATATTCATATAATATACTAACAAGCTACGATAGAATTGTTTGGCATCAATAGGATTACCATGCTGCGTACAGCCATAACTATCTGTATATTTCATACCAAAATGGTTAATAGCTGTGGTGTGAAGCGGCCAGCGACCGGAAGATATTTCATATGTTGAATCTTCCAGCTTACATTCATTATCACTAGAAATTACACTCTCTGGTAGTTTATCCATACCAAGAATTTGTAGCGCTTGGTTAGCTTTCTCTAGAAATACTAGACTGGTTGGGTGCTGAGGAATCAGAAACAGATTTCTTTTTCCCATATTTTCTTCTATAAAAGAGCTAATCTTGATATCTGTAACTTCTTCTTTTTGTCTAAGAATGCTTATCGTCTCTGCATGTCTTCTAGAGTATTCCCAATCTATCTTATCAGCGTCGTATAATGAAATAATATCTTCATCAGTTAAATTTTCCCTTAGACTCTCTATTACTTCTGAACCATACCATCTTTTACAACTAGCATAGTGCGCTGCTTGAGATATCGGCCAGAAAGCAGAGTAGTATGTGTAGGGGAAAGATACCTTCTTACAGCTAGGCTTTAAAAGAGAGCCGATTGAATCCTTTACAGACGAATCAGTAGAATACTCACCGTGTCTTGCCTGTAGCGGCTGATACAGGAACAGGTCTGCTGTCTTAACGTGATCGTGATCTATCGTGTGCGCACCTTGCATGACCATCCAATTTGCGTATTGGTGTACTTCATACACTTCTTCAAATTGCTTACTTTTCTGCATGAAATTAACCATGCCAGTGTTATGACAATTGCCCCAGAATACGGCTTTCTTCTTCATAAGATGCTACCCCTCGCTTGAATGCCGGCCATCATAATTATCATCTTTCGTAGGATAGTAATCCCTGAACTGATGAATTAGTGGGTGCGAGGAAGATCTCCATTGTGCATGATGAAGACATTGTATTGATTCTGGATTATTTCCTTGTTCATACCCAAGAAGACCAAAGCATACTGGTATTGTTACGTCGCCTGCAGCACCGACAGTCCAATGAGAAGATACTAAATCCCTAAAGACATCATCATTTTCTTTTATAAACTTGTGCACGTTATTAAACGCTTCTGACTCGTAGATATAAGGCCAGCCGTAGTTGTCTACTTCAACCGCTGATGCTCCTGATACTTTCTTAAAAACATCATTCCAGTTCGGTGTTGTTGACCACTTAGGCCAGCTAGTGCAATAATTAACAGGCTCGCATATAAGCTTATGGTCGGTCGGCATAGTAAGCTTACCTCTGACTAAAACGTCTGTTTCCATCATAAGCATATAGGGTTTCTGCGCGTACTCTACAGCAGCTTTGTTTCTATCCAGCCAACTCATACCGGTATGATATAACTTATCAAAATACTCTTTTTCTTTTTGGTCAATGCAGGGAGAGCCTTTTGGTGAAATTTCGTTTATTAGATACTCAGCCATCCCGGGTTTCTGGCACCACCCGCGAGCGTCGTCTTCAATCGTTGTTTTAAGAAACGGATGCTTCTTTTCCAAATAAGAAAAATCATTTCCGCCATCAGAAACTAGATATACTGGGCACTCTGGATAAATTGAATAAAGCTTCTCTAAAGAGTACTCTATGGCTTTACCCTCTGTGTAACACGTAAAAAACACACCAAAATCCGACATATCTAACTCCAAATACCTGTAAATATATTAAAATAGCGTGAGCTATTTGTAATGGTTATCAATAAACCTATTATATCGTAGCAGAAGTACATGTACATACCAAAAATCAGACACATGCCTTAAACTTAAATTGCTACAAACTAGCTTCGATAGCGATCATTTGCTCATAATCTTTTCGACAGCCGGAAGATATACATTCTTAATAACGCTAGTCCATGAAAACGTCTCTGCGTACTGTCTTATTTCATGTCTCATAGATGAAGAAATTTCTGCATTTTCTTTGAGCACTGATTGTACGTAAGATGTATTTGTCATCATTCTTTCTGGAATAACATGTATAAACTCTTTGTCTAGATCTAAATTGCCGCAAGCAAACTCAGAAAGAACTAGACCCAATCCGGCAGACATGGCCTCCATGCAGACAAGAGGATGAGCTTCGCCGTCGCTGAGAAGAGCTAAGTTTGCGTATCTTGTTAGATTATCATATAAATAGTCTTTACTCCATTCTCCAAGATACATGTCGGATGAAGCATTAAACCTGCTGTCTGCAATATTTCCTGCGTAGTATAGGTCTTCTATATCTTGAAATATGTGTTGTCTTTTACGAAAGTCTACCTTTGCTAGGTACATTGAGCGATCTTTAAATTCACACTCTTCTGTGAACCTAAACAAATCGTCCCTAACTCCGTTATGCACAACGTGTATATTTTCTTTGTTGAATCCGAGTGAGGAATAAATGTTGGCTATACCAGGAGAAAGAGCAAAAATATTAACGTCTGTACTTAAGAATGTCTGTAATATTCTTCTGTATCCCGGATCAAATCTATGGGGTTGCTCTAGATATCCATAGTGGCTCGTTATAGCTATATTATCACAATTAATATGTGGTACAATATCTATATGTTCATCGTACTGCACGTGTACAAAGTCAGCATTAATAAGGTTTGTCTGTCTTATTATTTCATTCTTATCTCTGACATTTACAATGTGTACTTCATGACCTAAGTCTTCTAAGGAGCACCTCATATCATGAATTAATATTTCTACTGCGCCCCAACCCGTCGGTGGGATAGGCATAATCCCTGGTCCTATTATAGCAATCTTCATTGTTACTGCTCCTTTTCTTTTGCTTCTTCCTGCTTTAGTTTTATCAAGCAGCTTTCACAGATACAGAAGTTGTTCTTGGCATTGCCAGTTCCGGCACCATCTATTGAGATCGACCATTCTTGCAAAACAGTAAAATCCAACTCGCGAGTTTCAACTATACTACAATTTGCGCACACGAATGGTACCTGGATATGGTGAGCATTAAGATTCCCTATCACTGTTTCCATTGAGTCTTGGGATATATCTGGTTTCCCACCCATAAATCTTGGAAACTCTGAATGAGGCTTATCAACATGAAGCATCATTGGAGTTAAGCCGGCGGCGGTTAGAACCTTATGCCAATGATGTTGGTCTGGCCACGCAAAGTTACAAGGTAGTGTGCGAATAAGATCATAATTTTTTAAAAACCAGCAGTTCATATGAGACTCATCATGCCAATCTGCGCACATATTTCTATTAGAATCACCATCGATCATAAGCTCAAGTTCATTGATCATTTTTTCAACTACTGACAACTCACCTCCCCATAAGCATCCTTGATGGTAAAGTTTATCATTGAGATATGATATGCCGTATTCACCTGACTTAAGGATATTTGCGTTACTGTCGCCCTCGACTATAAACGCGTTCCATTCTGGGTTCTCGAAATTGCCTGGGTGTTGAACTCCGACTATCGGCTTAGTACCGTCTCCGAAGATTGTATCATAGTCTATTTTCTCTAAAGGAAACAAATCTGCATCTAGAAACAACACATCATCTATTTTTCTTTTTTTCATTTCTTCAAGAGAAGCTTTGATGAATTTAAACCTTAGTAAAGTAACAAACGGCCAGCGATGGTGAGGAATGATAGTGCGAACAACATCGTCTTTTTTAAACATATCTTCTTCTACTCTGTCACTAAATGCAAAAATAGTCTTTTCACAATCATTTAACAGATTGGATGACACTGCTTCATACCACCTCGGAAAGAAGTCTGCGTACCTGGAGGTACCAATAAACACTAAACCTATATTCTTTTTCATAAAAATTCCTAATTTTCGTTAGATAATGATACTTGCCAGCCGTATCTAGAGACATATTCTAAATTATTGTAGTAATCAACTAGATTTTCACAACTAAAGTCTTGTAATCTGTTCCAAAGCATTTCATTTTTTAAAAATGCAGGATTATATTTGCTACTGTCATTGCCACGAGGGTGCTCTAAGTGAACGACATATGATTTTGTCAGTCTAACAATCCGGCCACCCAGCTTTATAAAACGAAAATATCTTTCGACATCCTCTGCACCCCAAGACTTAAACTGTTCATTTTCGCCGCCGGCGGACTTGTAGAACTCAGTACGAACAAAGATACTTTGACCGTACGCAGCTGAATGCTTTATAGTATGGTCAGGATTTGCTAGCTTATAAAAATCATTCTGGAAAGTTGCTTGAATCAAAGCGCTGGAGACTTCCTTAACATCAGAATTAAAAACACGAAGCTGATAATTTCCGTTGATGGCATGCTCATAAGGATATACAACATCAGCACCCAAACTGTGTAATGCACGAAGAGAAGAATCTATGCTAGCTGTCGGTAGTATTATATCGGCATCATGATTACAAACGTATAATGTATCGGCGAGATTAATCATCTTGTTTAAGTATCTGGTTCTATGAAAAGGCTCGCCGTCTTCTCGTAACTCGACAGTGCACTTTATTCTAGAGCGAAAGTTATTATATAGCTCGGCATCATTCGGCGTGATGACCGGACATGGGATACCTAGATTAGTTGATGGTATACTATCATCTACGTAATTAGCAGCAAACTCATAAAAGCTTAGACTGCTATTCATATCAGAAGAAAAAGAAAATAGCTGCGGAAGCTCTAGGACTTTATACATAAAGAAAGTGAAGAAATCGGAAGTAGCACAATCAAATGCAGACAGATCTACAGGAGCCGGCTCATTCATAACATCATCAAGATGTGCATGATTCTGGATATAGTTTGTTAAGTCTTCAACATATTGAGAATCAGATTGCTCTCGGCGAGTCCCAAACCAACCGGGCATATTATCAGCAATATTTTTTTTAGTATCACAAATATGAATGCGCAAATTTGCGTTAGTATTTAGTAAAATCCATGAAACAGTATAGGTTAGATTGTTAAATCTTTGACCACTATCACCACCGAATGGTATCATAAAGGTAAGGTTTTTGTGATCTATTTTTTCGTCAAAACAATTCATAACGCTCAACGCTGAATCGATTCGAGGTAAGTTACAGTCTGGCGGAACGCTTTGTCCTTCAGGAAACCATGTCATTTGTTATATCCCTTATGATCATATTTTATGCAATTAGCCAGTGACTACAGTATATAGAACTATAGTCTTTAGGCCCGGTGAGACCAAACCAGTCTTTTGGAGCTATTATTCGTGATGAATTAGACAACCATGCTGCCCACCAACTAAATGATGAATTCGCTATAACATGTGTATCACACATTGACATCATACACATATCCTCATATTGGTTTTTAGCATTAGAAAATGAAAACTCACTTGGCATATTTTTTTTGCACCATTCAATATCATCAGAAAAAACCATGATATGAGTGTTGTCAAACGATGTGATGATATTATTTATGGCGATGTTATAGTAAGTTCCGTCCAGGTTTGTATGATACTCTGGTTTTTCCGAGTAGTCACCTCTTCTAACATGCACGGCACAAAGGTTCATGTCTGGGATAAGACATCTTACTTTGTCTATTTTTAAAGCAGACGCAGATCTAACATCGCTAGCGAAATCGAATTCTTTCTTAATAATATCTTTGTTATGTCCGAAATAACTTTCTGACTGGAAAAATCCGTGAATGTCTGTATCATCTCTAGTTAAGAATATATTAGGATCAAAAGCAAAGCTTGGCTCCCTGTATTGTCTGTCTATACTTTCCATACCAGAGGAGGAAATCACTTTGGCAGTTAATTGTGGAAATGCTTGAAGCAGCTCATATCTTCCCTTAAGCGGAAAATCAGATCTTTCAATCGAATCAGGAATAGCAAACTCAGTATCATAATGCTTGGCTAGAGACAGTAGCGTAGCATATTGAAACATTTGGTTTCCTAGTCTACCGTTTAATCCCAATCCGCTGTAGGTGTACATTATTTTTCACCATGATGGAGATGTCCATCTTTCTTCCATTGCCAATCGTATACTCTTTCTTCACGATCACCAGTGATTATAGATGTTTTCTTGTATAGTTCATAATATGTATCTGCTAGCAAGAGAGGAACCCTAGCGTCATAGTCATCACTTTTCTTTTGGGTATAATCGATTAATTTGTCAGGTAAATTAGCAAATGTAAAGTGTGGGAATGCTCGGATCCAAAGATGCAAATCTTCTGCTAGTGGAAATATCTGTTCATATCCGCCCAATACATCTAACAACGCTCTAGAAAATATAACAGAAGGATGACAAATGGGATTTTGTCCATACATCATCATTCCTTTAATTTCGTTATTTTCTTCCGGATATGTTACAGGAACTCCAAATGTTCCAACATCTTGAGGCTTACCGTTTTCATCTAGCAAATTTATTTGAGTACCTAGCACATGTACGTCTGTGTTCTCTTTAAGATAGCTCATTTGCTTCTCTAATTTTTCTGGTAACCAATAATCGTCACCATCCTGCCTGGCTATCCAGTCGCCGGCTGCTGATCTAAGACCGGTGTTTAGCGCAGGAACAATACCAGGTTTTGAACATTTTAAAATTTTGAGACCCGGCATGTCTAAAAACTCGTTCTCTATAATCTCTATAGTGCTATCAGTGCAGTTGTTATCAACAACTATTGTTTCGAAATCTCGAAAAGTTTGATTCTTTATTGACATCAATGAACGACGAATTGTGTCTTCGCAATTGTACAGCGGGATCACTATCGATACGGCGGGGCTTGTACTCATTTTTCGTTTATGTCCCTGAATGCTTTTGGATGATTAGTGTTAATTGTTATATGCGGAACGCTACATGAGAAATCTACTTTTTCATGAAACACCCAGCCACCGAGTTCAGAACTAAGACGAGAGCTTAAAGCATCTATATCTTCATCCGTAACTTCAGACCATGGCTTATCAAACATCACGTTGTTTTCAGAAGTATCTTCAGTGTCATGTCGATATTGACTTTTCCAAAAAGACGCCCAATGTAGTTTGTACTGCTTTATTTTTCTAGATATATCGTACCAGGAATAGTGGTGGACTGAAGGTAACTGATCTATAGCTCTTTGAAACCAATCTTGGTATGCTAGCACAGCGTTATTATTTCCTGACAACCCGGCAGCACGAATATTGTGAGCTTGTTCGTTATAAAATCCTATGTGGGGAATTCTTTCTTTTGTTTCTGTATGGATGTAATCACATGTGTCAGTGCCTAAAGCAGCGAATATATTCCCTTCATCATCGAAACGCTGTAGCTCATTCGGAATTCCTTGTGTAATGAAATCTAGATTTCGACTTAGTCTCCATTTCCACGGGTTAACATCCATTCTTATTTTTTCATCGCCTCCCCAATATTCAATAACGGGTAACGATACAACATCACAGTGTACAGGAAATGCCCTGAGTAGCTGATGTACTTTTTCATAGTCGTTTTCGTGCACTACTTCATCAGCGTCCATTTGCCAACAAAAATCGCTGGTGCAATAACTTCTGGCAGTAGCCTTTAGTTTTCCATCTGACTCGTAGGCAAAAGAAGGGTGATCGTTTAAAACAGGGTGCTGATATACTTTAAGCCTTCCGTCACCTTGAGCAGCAGACATTGCTTTTAATTCTTCCCATGTATCATCATCAGATCCACCATCCACCACTACAACTTCGTGACAGAAGCCAAGCATAGAAGTAACGGTCGCTTGCCACGGGTAGTTCATTCTGTTAGCATTTCTTACTGTCGTGTAACCGCTGACTGTTGATACATGATTTGATATGGATTTGATTGCTCTCCAGAATCGTTCTCGAGATGCGTATAAATACGACATCATATCGATATGTACTCCAGTGAACCACTCTTCCTTTGCATGCTGTACATCATCATTAAGAATTAATTTGCAGCCTAATGCTTTTGCTTCTATAACCATCCTGGGACATGTGTCACCACCGCGTGGCATATACACGAAACCTTCAGATGTAGAAAGCTTTTGTAGCAGCTCATCATATGGAAGACCCCAGACGACTTCGTAGTCTAGATTGTTTTTCTTACAATAGTCTTCTGCATCTTCGAATCCTTTGATCCAAGATTCTGAGCCTAATACGATCCAGCCTTTTTTATCATCTTTATTCAAAGAATCTTTTACTGAATTCACATAGAGAAAAAAGCTTTCGTCGAATACGCTGCTTAGTACTACTGAGTCATTTTTTTCCAAAAATGGAAACCGTTCAAGATATCTTTTTTCTTGACTTTCACTCATCCACCAGAGACTCTTTGCTCCATGAAAGAACGCTGATATCATCTTACCATGAATTGACTCATGACAGTCACAGTCTTTCCCTGTTTCATTCCTGTGTTTCTCAATGCTTCTATATGCGCAGAATTTATAATCACATTCTACAATGGAATATGATAAGTTCCCTATTATGCTGGGAATTAGGTTTGGTCTCATTGTAGAAAAATTACAAAATACCCAATGCTTATCCGATCCAGCCTTAAGAAGATTCATGCTGATATCTTTAGATTTAATTTTTTGTACTACGATATCATTGGCCGAGGTTATCAAAGCTTCAGCTGTAAGTTCAGCTCCACCAACATAATCTTCCACGAACATATCTGAAACGAATATAACATCAGCGTTAGTGTCAATAGACAATGTACCGGCTGTATTGAAAGGACTGTTAAACATATGGCTTTACCTCACTCTAAACTATATTAGAGAGTATTCAGGTATTGTTTACGTCAACTTTTTTTGATTATTTTCTTGTACAAAGCTCGGATCGTCAGCTATTATATTCTGTATTCAGTATCCCAGTAATCAGTTAATCAGTTATCTAATATACAGTTAATCTATAATCTATAATCTATAATACAGTTAATCTATAATCTATCTAGTACTATTATCATACATAATATCCACTTAACTTAACGCTGTAACTAAGATATCCAGCAGTTGCGTAACCGTTGGTCTGGGTAGCATCACCTGTTTGTGCATATTCATAAAATATACTGGAAGAACTATCATAGATAACTTTATATCCCATATAGATTTTGCTACCAGTTGTTAATGTAACAGCCATGGCGCCTACACTACTCAGGTCGACATAATAAGATGTGCCTGGTTCTAAAGCGGCAATTTCCACACCAGCTTGATGATCTAGCATTTTATTTCCGCCATCGGCAAGAAGAGAGTCGCTTATATAGCTGGTGCCGGCATCGGCATTAGTGATATAAGACTCGGTAGGCCCTACTTTAGCGATGCTTATTAAGACATCTGCTGCCGCTGTAGCGGCGGCGTTGTTGGGTCTTAGTTTATGTTCACCATGACATGAAACCGTCATTCCAGTAATCACAAGGTTTGCCGGGCATGCCCATCCCATGCTATTATACTGCTCAAATCTTTCAGTCGTAGAAGCGGGCTGCCATTTATAGGTACCGCTGGTGGAACCGTTCAACGTCGTGGATTGGTTTCTAACTTCGAATCCTTTGATATTATTCCAGTATGACACGTTCTTGTCACCAGTGGCTCCTAAGTTAGAAAATAAGTATCTACGAGCAGCGCCAGCACCGGTGCCATTAGTAATTTGGTTCGAGGAGTTGTTGACTAGTATATTTAATCTGTACTCATCTGTAGTAAATTTTTGTAATCTCTCTTTTGCAGCTGTAGTATATAACTGCACATCTTTCAACTTAGCGACGGCTGACTGAGCGTCAAGCTCTGGAGTATTATCAAGATTAAAAGTAAATCTGGTTATGAGACCATCATCCATTGTGATTGTATCGCCATCCGCGGATAGAATAATATCACCAGCCGCGTCCAGCGTTATATTTGTGGTTTTTGATTTAACAAAATCTGTTGATAATTTACCACCGACTATAACATCACCTACGGAATCCACTGTGGTAATCGCTATAGTACCATCAAGTGACTTAATAACGTTATCACCTAATGTAAGCTCTCCGTCTATCTTCGTATTTCCTGAGCCGTCAAAAGTGATCCCACTCGTCGCACCAGCATCTTTTATGTTATTACCAGCGACTGTAAGGTCACCCTCTATCTTCGTGTTCGCTGAGCCGTCAAAAGTGATTGTGTTAGCCGCGCCAGAATCTTTTATGTTGTTTCCGACAACGGTAATGTCACCACCAACCCGTATATCATCGCTAAACATTACCATGGTTGGAGAAATTATCATCTTAACTGTTGGAGCTGCTGCGGCCGGAGCTCTAACAAAGAATGACATAGAAGAAGGAGATTTTGCTGTACCAGTATGATTAGCTGTGGCGTTCGCTTCTATATATGCTCCAACACGCTCTGACTCCGCAGTAAGCTGTGAGTCACTGCTCCACCATTGTATTCTACCCAGCGAATCGCCTAGTACTATAGCTGGACTTGAATGAGTATTAGAACCCCAGGTTACAAGATTTAAAGTAGGAGGGTTCCACAAACCGCCGGGCTTATTAGCCACCAGAGTCAAAGAGCCTGACGGCATCTTTGTGCCTATAAGGTACTCACTGTTATCAACTTTTGGCCAACCAGCACCAGCCCCGGGTGTTGAACCAGATAGCATAATAATAGCGCCTTGGCCATCTATTCTGACTCTAGGTCTGGTAGAATTATCGTTGCCACTTTCATCATACATTCTAAAAGACATGTGTCCAGTACCAGTCGACTGCTTTTTAGACACTGTGATATTAGCAGTATGCTTGTTAGGAGTAAATGCACTAGATATGTCAAAAGCTAATTGTGAATATACAGTACTTCCGCCGGCAGCAGAATTACCAAGTAGTAAATTCGCCTTCGTCAAATTTGATGTAAGCTGATCTGTCGTAGCATTCGTATGCTCAATATGAAAGCTGCCAGTTGGGTCCTGTGACCTGGGCAGATTCGATGTCGGCCAGGTAGCGCCGCCACCTACACCGATTGATGTCGATGCTCCGGCTGAGTTGAATGTCATTGCCACCGTATTATCTTGGATCACACTACTACCGACAGCCGCGCCTGTGATTCTAAGTGGCTTTGTCCCATGAGGTGAAACACCCATATGCCAACCGCCCGTGTTTTGAACACCAGTGTTTGACTTAAAGTCGAGCGTGAGTATTGGAGCGTTATCAGTTACAACAGTATCATGCCGTGAACGTAACATTACCCAAGAATTACGATTGGCTTCCGATGCGCTTACAACTAAAGACGCCGCCGGGTCATATGCATCTGTTCCAAAGCCACCACCACCGACTCTTACAGAGCGCATGTTAGCGTCAATCATTATCGCGCCATTTTCCTGTGCTGTTGAATTCTTTCGTATAGAAAAGTCAGCCGCGGAATTGGGACTAACAAATATACCAGGCTTATTTGTTACTGCTCCTCCACCATAATTAAATAAGATTGATGTAGTATTACCAGCGCCGTTTGCATCTAATTCAATGCCTACTCCGCCAGTATCGGAAGACACTCTAAGCGGGTATCCAATTTGATCGGCAAGATTACCGTCAGTGGATGGACCAATTTGCACACCGTTTGGTGAATATAGTCTATTACCTGTAAACACATCACCTGTAAATTCTGCTCTGCCATTGGCACCAGATAAAACAAGGAATGCCCCCGCGGCCAATTGGTCAACGCCGGATGCGTTTGATTGGACCCTAAACTTTAAGTCTGTCCCTTGCTGATAACTACTAGTCCAATCTTGCGCAGCTACAGCTGTTATCATCGCTCCTGTATGAGGTGCCCCGGTTGCAGGACCCATTCCAGACCATATAATATCACCTATAGGATCGTGTGTCTGTATACTGGTATCATTTCTGGTTAGCTGAAACGAACTAGATCCATCCGCTTGATTTGCCTGTATTGAACCGGTGATGTTAAATCCACCAAGGTGCTCAATAGAGCCTGTAATGCTAGCCCCGTGAGATGAGCTTAGTAATCTTGTAAATACTGACATTAATCTTGATCCTCCAAAGGAGTTAGTCCCATTTTGTATTTTTTACCGGTCAAATTATTAACAACAACCAACATATCTGGTTCCTCATATATAGTCCAATTACCACGATCATTTCTTAGATGAAGGTCGCCGGTATAGACATTGGCCCACCGGAAACTAGGCGACCCTAAATCGTAAGTATTATCAGCACCCGGGTATATGCTTCCTGTAACTTCCATTCTACCGCTGGTGGTACTGACAACAACAGATCCACCAGAACTGTTATTATGCAACCTTAATTTCTTAACCGAGTCTTCTGTAAGGCCGTAGATATATCTGGAATCATCTTGAAATCTTAGCTGATTGTTATTCTCAAATCTTGCGTTTGTACCAGAGCTGCCGGCCGCGAGTCTAAACACCTCTCCAGCAGAATTATGAAATCCTAAAGTGACGTCACTCACCATTTTTATTCTACTAGCACCTGAGCTTACAGATCCGGTGACAAAATCTAGACTACCACTTAGACCTAATACAACTTTATTATTTGTGGTACCCTTTATCTGAACAGGCGGAAACTGACCATCATAAGTGTTTATTATCGCGCCGGCGCCTGGGCTTAGAGTGCCGTATGCTGATCCTTGAGGCCCAGTGCTATAAGCATGATTCAAGCTCGATAAGTAAAAGGGCATTTCAGCTCTAAGCGTACCTGATACGTGAACATCCCCGCCGAATAGCGCTGTGGCTCTGGTTACCGGGCTTGAGCCGTCAGATCCAAGTGCACCACTGACGAAAAAGTATACATCATCTCCAATTGCAGTTGTATGACGTGGTGGTCCAGATGAAAGTATTCCAGTATCAAAAGAGAATGAACCAGACGTCTTAACATATGAAGGCTCTCCTCCGCTTACGCTGAAGACCTCGGTGTTATCCGTAACAGATAGTGAGTTTAGATCAGTTAGTGTAACAGGTCCCGTATTATTGTCTTGGAACTTTAGATTATTCCCGTCTCTAAAAGCTCTAGTCGTCGAGTCGCTAAAGTGTATGTATGCCGTGGAAGAAGCAAGAGTTAAGTTATCTAAGTTTAGCACTCCGATGTCAGCAGTTCCGTTAATCTTTGTATTACCAGAAACTACCAGATCTCCTGCAACTAGAGTAACACCTCTAGTGTTCGTACCTCTAGAGCTAACGGATCCGCTTAATAGTGTTCGTACATCCCGGTGACGGGTCATAGAAAATAAGCTGTTCATCTGTGTAGCATTAGCGGCAGCCCCAAGGACTATAAATCCTTCCCTGCTTGTGCCGGCGCCGTATTCAGCGGAAGAAGATAACAGTATTGTAGGTCCACCAACAGCCTCGTTAGAAGAAGCACTCATCATTAACAACGAAGTTGCAGGGCTCCCCGCCGCTCCCGGAACACCAGGATCGGAACCAACTTTTACACTAGCACCGCCCATGAAGAATGTGATGTCTCTATTGTCAGCTACCCCTGCAGCTGTTTTACCGTACACATAGCTTTTGCTGTTTTTAGGGAAGTACACCACTCCTTGACTACCATCACTACGACCAACATTTAGCAATCCACCAAACCCGCCAACTGGACCTGTGATATCAACACCATTTGTATCATGTCCAGCGACTGTGTGGTTACCTAAAAATAACTTTTTATCTTGATCAATGTGAACGCCAGTGTTAACTTTAAACCTTAACGCTTCCGTTGTTATTAGTTTTATATCACCGTCGTTATTAGACATAGACATATGTGTAAGTGAACCAACTACAGATGCAGTGATTATTAGGTCAGCGCCCAAGCTCGGCAAAGAAAAACCGGCAGCTTCGATAACTACCGGCTCTGAATCAGCCAATGTAGTAACTACACCATCATTAACATCTTTTCTACCCGCGCGCCAGGAATTATTAACGCTTCCTCTACCGAACGTAAGGGCCTGTGGAGCCACGCTAGACCCTGATGCGATAGCTATGCCACCATTACTATTGGTAGTAGTAGAACCTGACCCCATGAGGATCACAGGGTCTTCTACGCGTAAGTTCTCTACCCCTATTGAAACAGTGGAGCCAGAAACGTTTAAATCTCCTACAATGGTAACGTTTTTATTGAATGTGGCATCACCGGAACCGCTTAGGTAAATAACTGTGGCATTGCTTGCATCTTTTATTTCATTACCATTAATTGTTAGATCGCCTGCAAGGGCAGTGTTTTGACTTCCGTCAAAGGTGATTGCTGCAGCGAGCCCAGAGTCGAATATATCATTTCCGTTGACCAGCAAGTCTCCGATAACTGTGACTGCCCCGGAACTACCTAAAGTAAGGCACGCTCCACTTGCTCCCTTAATATCATTTCCTTTGACAGTTAAGTCACCTTCTACTGTAGTATCAACACCCGTAAAACTAAGCGCCAGTCCGGCAGATCCAGTAATACCATTGCTGGTTAGTGTAAAGTTTTTACCAACAGATAAGTTACCACCTACATCTAAATCACCAGGAATCGTAAATGTTGACTCCGGTTCAATGCTTAGGTTACCAGATATGTGCAAATCACCGTCAAATAATGCTAACCCTCGGTCATTTGAGCCCTTGACTCCTCTTGATCCCGAAACGTGAAAAAAGACATCACGATTAATAGCATTACCATATGTGAAGGTGTTGGAGGCACCTGCTACATGTTTAAAAGATATAGTGCCTGTACCGTTGGAACCGAGTGTCGGGGTGGTGGGATCAGCAAGAAATAACGCTTTTCCTGTGGTGGGGTTATTAGTAAATCCCTGGATTAGTTTGTTAGGTACCCTAAGATCTCCAAGGACTGTGTCATCAACTTCTACAACACTTCTTTCAGCCCAAAGCGTTCCGCTTACGACAACGTCACCCATAAATAGAACTGAGCTGCCATCGGTTCGCCCAGTTCCGTCAATGGCAGACATATTTCTAGAACCAGATACCGCCATCCAGATATCGGTACCGACGTTAGTCAGAGATACCGAATTTCCTCCACCATAGTTTGTCGCTCTAGACCCACTGTAGAAAAGTAGCCCTAAGGTTGGTTTATCCCAAGCTGTAGAACCAGAACCAACAATAGTATGTGTTCTTAGTCTGTCTGCTCTAAAATCTTTTGCCATCTCTAAATCTCCATGATTCTTATAACTTTATCATCTGTGGCCAGCCGTGTTATGGCGACTCAGAAAGCGAGCCGCCACTGTATGTTATCGCTTCGACAGCCGGTGACACTGTTTCACCAATCTCTTTTATAGGTTTAACTGCGATAATTTTCCAAAAGAAGCTTTGCGATTCTGAACCTAAGTCTCCAGTGCCTGGTACACCGATACTTCTTAATATTTTAAACTTCCACCGATACGTATCATGCTCTAGTGTGGTTATAGTAGCGTTAACATTCGCATATTCGCCGAAAGGTGTAACTACTATGACAGGATAAAATGAAGGGTCAGTTATTCCTGTGTTAATAGAATATGATGCGTACATACCCGCAGCGATTGTCTCTGTACCGGTGGCTAGAATTAATTCCGACATCTTAAACCTGCATTGCCTGTAAGTGAATAATGCCAGTTATGGCAGCCGTGGTCTCTACTATAACAGTGACAGTTTTGCCGCCGCCGGTAGGCACTGAGCTCAGCACAGCTGAACTTATCCATACATTAACATTGTTTATATCACCTAAAGGAGTTAGCGATATCGAAGGCAGCGATGAATATCTTCCTTCTAGAACGAATGTCTTACTACTTTCGTTAGCAAAGTTTACTCTTAAAGCTTCAAGAACAACTTCGCCATCGGATTTAATTCCCATGTTCGGCTGTGGTCTGAATCTTGGATAGACTTTTCTAAATCGATTCCTGTCATAGCTCTTCGTCTTTGTTGATCCCATATTAACACCTCTTGTTTAAATATGGAGAACAAAAGTGTTTTAAAGAATACTAGATGCAATCGACGCGATATTAGATCTTTGTCCTTTTACTAGTTGTACGTGAGCAGACTCAGGCCGGTCTTTAAACTTATGAATAACAATAGATAGCCCGTTACTTAATCTGTCAATATAAGGCGTGTCTATCTGATCTGTATCCCCAAGTAGCACAATCTTTGAGTTCTTTCCAACACGAGTTATGATGGTCTTAAGTTCATGGATAGTTGCATTTTGTGCTTCATCAACGATTACATAAGCATCGTTAAAAGTTCTACCTCTGATATATGACAGCGGCGCGACTTCTAGTTCTCCACGTTCCATCATCATCTGAAAGTACGTGAAGTCTTTATCTCCCATCATACATCTAAAATTGTCCATTATGGGTGCCAGCCAAGGTGACATCTTTTCACCAACATCACCTGGTAAATATCCTAAGTCTCTACCCACAGGTTGTATCGATCGACTTATTACAATACGGTTATACCTTCCTTCTTGTAGTCCGTCTAGGCCAGCCATCAGCGCAACATAAGTTTTACCAGATCCAGCAAGTCCAGTTAGCGTAACTAACTCTATATCATCTCTTAATAGCGCTTCAACTGCAAATTTTTGCTCTTTATTTTTTGAACGAAAATTTGACATGGCCGATCCAGGCTCGTGCTTTAAAGCTGTTAACATTCCGGCTCTGTATATTGCTAATCCGGAGCTGCTAGAGTCTGGCACACTCAATATAACAAACTCATTTTCTTCTAGTCCTGCTATATCACCTTCGTACTCTAGCACTCCATCATCAAAGAAGATGTCCATTTCAGATTTCGTTATGTCTATATTTGCGCTACCTGAGTAATCTGCGTTATCATCCTCAAGATGATCTTTGTAGTAATCCTCAGAAGCGATTCCTAATGCATCGCACTTAACTCTTAGGTTAATGTCCTTGGTAACTACTATAAGAGGTCTCTGGTCATCACTGTTAACCTCTGACAGGCACGCTGCAAGTATCTTGTTGTCTGGTCTATCTATCTTAAGACCACTCGGAAGAGAATTAGCAGGCTCATCAATCTTTATTGTCACAGTTTGATCTTCTGCGTACTCAACAGGTACGTGCACTCCTTCATCTAATCTGCCATATTCACGAAGCTCATCTAAAAATCTGTTTACATATCTAGCTGCTTCACCGATAACTCCTGGTTTTTCTTTAAACTTATCTATCTCATCTATGACTTGAAGTGGCAAGATAATATCATTACCGTGGAAAGAATGTATAGACGCTTTGTCATACAATAATACACTGGTGTCTAGAACAAATCGCTTTCTATTACTACTCAAAATAAAATCTCCTTGAAAATATACTACCATCCGTTATAAAATAATCTCTATATGGGTTGGAGGTAAAGCCTGTGGGTAAAAAAATTAGTAAAAAAGATCCTTCGTTATTAAATCTAATAGAAGATGAACCAATTATAAAAAATGAAACGTGTTTTAATTTGCATAAGAGCCTGTTTACAACCTGTGAATACTCCGAATGCCGATATTGGCAAAACATGGGAGGGTCTAATCAGAACTGCGTTATTAACGCTGCGTCGCAAGGACCATTCACTCTTCAAGAAGTTGGTGACATATTCGATGTAACAAGAATGAGGATATGTCAAATAGAAAAAGCGGCTAAACAATTGTTGAAATTTTCTCTGGAAAAAGAAGATATGTGAACGTCTCATAATCAACTATAAGTATATACTTGAATATAAAAAAAGAGAGGGGTTGCCCCCTCTCTTTAGTTTAGACAAATGCAATTTTTTCTAGTCGTCAGCTTTTTGTGCCTCTAATGTAAGCTTTACAAGTCCACCAGCTGCGTTCTTGAGGTCTCTTAAACCTTTTCTTGCGCGTACACCGGCTGACTTATTTCCATGAGCGTTCTTATGTACGTCAAGCTCAAGCTCTTCCACTAGAGACTTAAGAGCCTCCCAACTTTCTAAAATTTTTGTTGAATCATTCATTTCCTACTCCTTCGGGATATAAAATTTTGCTTTTATAGATATTATTTTCGTCTTCCCCAAGATCTTCCTGTGGGTCAACACACTTTTTAATAGATAACATAGCGTCTCTATCTTCTAGTTCTAAAGCCAATAATCCTATTATAAGCTTAATTTGGTTTTGAGAAACACCGAACCTTAATATTTCTTGGGCAATGTCTCTTGTTTTTTTCGAATCGTTTAACCAGTCAACGTCATCTTTTTCAACTGACTTGTTGGCATCTGTTGTATCATTGAGTAAATTCACTCTATAACCTCACTTCTTGAAAAGGGTTCGATTTCAAACTTGCCTTTTCCTTTATACTTTAAAATTTTACCGGATTTTCTTCCGTCGTTAAATTCTTGTGATAAAACTATAAAGTCCCCGATACATTCTTCTTGAATCATGAAGTTGATATGTTCATAGTCTGGTAGTTCTTTTTTATAGCTTTCCAAAATATCTCTTACAGATTCTTTTAGTTGTAATGCTATATCTTCCATCGTTAAACTTGAATTTGTTCCTTCAAAATTGTTTAGTATCTCTGAACGACAAACTTCAAGTATTCTATGAACCACGCCACAATTGTTACATGTCACTAACTTCTCTATCGTTCTATTTTTTTCCTGTATGGAGAAAGCAATAAATTGATGGATAGGAGGATCAGTCCTGTTTTTCATAGTTGGAAGAATACACCTACAGGTTATTAGATGTTTTATTCCGATACGATTCATGTCTACATATCTTTTGTTGCGAGGATTGTATTGATGCTCCAGTTGACTGCTTCTGCTAAATCTCTATTTGTCTTTAAAGCTTGCTCTCTAGTTAACATTCCGTCGTTAACTAAGCCCGCTACAACTTCGCCAATCTTATCTGTAGATAGCTGTCGCGCTTCTGTAAACGCTTCCAGGACAACTGTCTTCGGTACTTTCTTTGTGGTCTTTCTAGTCATTAGTATTCTCCTAAATGAATTTTATAACCTATCTGCTACATTGTAAATGCTATTTAAGGTCATTTTGCATACGCATCTGCTAACCATGAAGATGCCCAAGAATCAGGCTTAACTACGCACTGATATCCTTGTGATTTTACCCATGATGTTGCAGATGTAAATACTTGGGAAGATTTATACTTCTTATTAGGGTTGATATCGAGATGTACAAACATAAGTTCTCGATTAAGAAATGTAGAGATCATGTTGGCCAATTGTAACGCTAGCTCTGCTTCCTTTAATAATCTAAGTTTCATATTAAGAAACAAAGATCGATTATTCTTTGATCTAGCGAAAAAATATGTACCGCCTCTGCCGGGCTCATAAATCGCGACTACAATAGCAAATATACATTTGTCTTTTATAAAATGTGAATCACATCCAACGTGGACTTCTGATTGTAGCTTCTTATTTTTTACACGGTATAGAACTGTATCTAGGCAAAGCACATTTGAGCTAGCATCACACCACGTTAATGTGTCTAGCCTAATATTCTTCATGGCTCTAGTTCTAGTATAGCTTTGACATTATCTATGGACTTTCTATCTTGTTGCGCTCTTTTTATAGCTTTTTGCGCTTCAATTTGTGGTAGATATTCTACAGGATATTTTTCATCCATCTTAATAATACCTTGCTGCGCACATTTTGAAAAGTAAGTAAAAAATCCTGCAACCCTATCTTCTATAAGACCTTTCTCAGATTCGTCAAATTGTAAATGCAGCGATACATTCCTAGCTGACATTCTAGCTATTCTTTCAGACAAAATATCACGTACATCCGTAACTCTTTCTTTCTCTAGAAGATCTTGAAGTCTCATACGACTTCTTGTGGCTCTGAGTGATCCTTCATAATCTAGCATTATTCTAAGTGCACCATTTTTTGAGTCGTAAAAACAACTTTGTTCGCTATAATCATCTAACGCTATGCTACTTAATCTAATTCCTGTTTCATTAGACACTGGTACCACACCAGCTATAGAGCATACATCCTTTATTTCATTTATAGAAAACAAAGAGTCTTCAAGAACAAAAGGTATAACATTCGTTTTTCCTTGCTGCCAGTTTACTAATAGTGTATTTGCAACATCATCTGAAAACGAAGATGCAATTATAACCACTTTGCTCTTTGTGTTGTACGACGCTTCTAATATATGATGAATTTCGCTAACTTCCACGACAGCGCCGGCGACAGGTATTATATGACAATCTTCTATATGCATCGTTGGAAAGTGGGGCTTAAAAAATTTGTCAATTTTGCATAATGTTCTAAACCCTTCGATCATTTCCGTGTAAGGTTTAAACTCTCCATATCCTAACTGCTTGGTGGATATACAACCTGTCGTACCGGCCTTGTACAGGGCCTCTAAAAGCACACCCATATTTTCCTGTAGGAACTCATCATTATTTCGCTTAAGCCCTCTGTGTAGCGTTTCTGAGCTTATCCTACTATGTACAGTTTCCAGTTTTGGACTTGTATCTGTAAGTGTTTGAAAGTAGAGAGGTAACGCAAACGGACATGTCTTGTTAATAGAGTTGATACTCGATATAAGAAGCTTATTAAGGGTTGGGGAACCTTCAAGCTCGCTACTAAGAAATAGTCTGAATGAATCGTTCCATCCTAAACTATATATTTTAGTACTTGTTATTAGAGACTTTTCTCTGCTATCGACTCTTTTTTTGAAATCATGTATGTGGTTATATAGCTTTTTTTTTGAAGCGTCTAGCTGACAACCGATGATGATTTTATTTTGCATATTATACCGGTTCTGCTAGTGAACGCTAGGATCATACTTCTTATTCTTATTTAACACTTCTTTTTTTGTTGCATTAAAAAGCTTAGATAGCGCTTGACCGAGCTCTTCTGCTTGCTCATTTAGCAATTTTGCAGTTGACTCAACCTCTTGTTGTTTTTCTTTCTTTTCTTGGATCTGTAAGGCTAATCTTACGAAAGCTATTACAGCGCTCCCACCTGCAAGAGATAGTCCCCAGGTGAGGCTTTGGAAAGATATTACTCCGGCGAACAATAAGAATAACTCTGGATAACCGACTTTCATTTTGTCTCCTTAGCTGTCACGCCAGAGGTTGTTACTAGCGTATACTAGAATCTCCTCAGCTGACTCAGCTGTATAACCATATTCGTCTATCAGCGTTTGTACCATAGAAGAATATTTTTGCTTTTGTTCATCGTCTCTAGTCTTTGACTTTGTAACGATTCTTGCTAAGTCTTTTACAGAAGTTATTAAATAGGTCTCGATGGCTTCTTTAAGTGGCTCGTATGAAGTGTAATCAACGATCTCACTTCTTCTCATTTTAGAAAACATGTATGCTGTTACATCTGCACGAAAGCCGTCTTTACCAGATCCACTAACACCGATTGTTGACTCTATAGATCTCATAAAGTTTTCATCAGGAGTCATTTCTTCGTTAGTAACCCTATCTTTCATCTTACCCTTAGTTGTATACGCTTCTGCATTATCAAGATAGTTCTCGAATATTGCTTGAGCTTGCTCTTCGTACGCCGTTATAAATGCCTTCGCGATTTCATTCTCTAGAATCTTAAGATATTCGTTTCTTACAACATTTCGAATTAATTCAAGACATCTTTCTTGGAATTCTCTATCTACAATTTGATCCTTGACCTGTTTGATCAATGAGTCCATAATAGAGATAGGAGTAATATAAGCTTTGTCTGAGTCACTTAAAGCGTTATCAACAGCCTTCATTATAAATCTAGTTGATATACCATTCATGCCTTCTAGAGGAGCTTCATCCCTAAGATCCCTAATGTCTATTTTCTTAACTCGTCCCTTTTCAACAACTTCTTCGCCATTGTAGAGCTTGAGCTTTGTCAATAGATCACACTTTTGGCTTTCTTTGAGTCGACTTAAGATGGAGAACATCGAAGCAACCCTGATCGTGTGTGGTGCAATATGGGCTTTAAAGTTTGACCTAGACAATATCTTCTTGTAGATCTTAATCTCTTGTTCCAACTCTAACACGTAGGGTACATTAACCTTTACGACACGGTCAAGGATTGCTTCATTAGTGTGCTCGCTCTGAAAACGATTCCACTCTGATTCGTTACAATGCGCTAAGATAACTCCATCGAAGTACAGCATGTCGTGCTTACCGGGTGACGGAACCCTCTTCTCCTGTGTCGCAGTAATTATTGTGTGGAGAAATTCAATCTCATTCTTAAACACTTCTACGAGCTCTACAATACCTCTGTTACCAACGTTGAATGCACCGTTTAGGGATAACGCTCTAGGGTCATCTTCAGAGTATTTATCAAGCTTAGAGATATCCTCAGAACCAATCAGTACTGAAACGTCTTGACTGTTCGCGTCCATCGGAGGAACTGATGCAACTCCTCTACGAGCTCTTTGAGAAAATGTTGTTTCAGATACCTTGAACTGCTCGTATTGTCCATCATAGTTTTCAAAGAGGAGATGTCGTGCAACTGGAGATAAGTCTCCTTCTATATGTACACCTAACATTTCGCCAAACTTATCTCTTAACGATCTAGGTAACAATTGCAACGGCTCACCACGCTGAGGATCTCCATCAAGGTGATAGTAGGGCTGACCATCAAGAGACTTCTTAATGTGTTCAGTAAGCGCAGACTTTCCAGCCCCAACAGGACCCATTAGTAAAAGTACTTGTCGGCTTTCTTCACCCTTAAGAGCTGCAGAACGTAGGTATCGCATTAATTTAGCGATGACGTCCTCCATACCAAAAAACTCTTCCTGGAAATAGTCGTATGTTCTTACGTTATCCCCGTTAAAAAGCTTATGCTTACGTGGATCTGAATCTTCCATCCTTCCAACACCGAAGGACGTAATTGAATCGAATAGTCTTTTATGAGCATGATCAGCAATCTCTGGATCATTTTCTACTAAAGCCAAGTATTCAAGGAACGTGCCCTTAAACTTCTTAGTCTTCTTTTGTTGTCTTTGCTCTTTTATTATATCTAAATAGTTGTTTTTCTTGGACATTTTTTCCCCAAATTAAATTTCAAACGGTTCATCTTCTATTATAGTGTCTAGTTTCACTACATCACCCCATAAAACACTTATGTGATGACATACCGCATCGGCATAGTCTAGTTCAAGATCCCTACCATCATGCTCATGAATAAGACACAGTACATTCGATTCATCCACGTTATCAACCGCTATATAAGGAATACTATTACCTCCGACCTGTTTGATTAGGTCTTCTCTAATATTTTTCCATCCTTTTTCATCTGACACGTCATCTACCTTGTACTCATCCTTGTGCAAAGAATAACTAAACAGCTCTAATTCTTCGCAATCTTCTTGAGTTAAGTATTGTCTTATGAAGCTTTCGTCGTTTAAAGATTCTCTAGCTATGAAGCATTCTTCAAGACCATGTCTTTCTTCAATTTTACGAAATAGGTGGAATCCTAAGTGATAGGGATTAATGGATCCAGGATGAGGTCTTACAACCTCATTATGTGTTTTAAGGAATGGGATATGCATCGATGAAGGAAGCTCGAGCTCATGCATTAATCTATAATGCCAATATGATGCCCACCCCTCATTCATTATCTTTGTCCTGATTTGAGGCATAAAGTAGTGTGCCTCCTCCTCGACAATAGATATTAACTCTCTCTGCCATTCCTCTAAATTAGGGCTATAATCTGCTATAAACGCTAGAATGTTTTCTTCTTCCTTTATAGGAACCCTATTTACATCCGGGAGCTGTGGTGCGTTATCGTGTAAGCCAGACTTTATTTCTTTGACAAGCTGCTCTCTCTGTTCTTTTTGAGGCATGTATCTGCTATATCTTCTAGGTATATTCATGGATAAAGCATGTGCTGAATCTAGTATTTTTTCAACAGCAGCTACGCCTATACTCGGATCCTCTATTAGCTTATCAACATAGCGCTTGGCGTTTCGCATTCTTAGTATAATGTTCTCTGGATGAGTATGCTGAAACGTTCTGTTATTCTTAAAGAAGTCAGAGTGTCCAATACAGTGCGCCATGATTAACACTTGTAGATACATAGGATTTTCTTCCATTAAGTAAGCTAAAGACGGATTACTGTTAATAATAAGCTCATATGGAAGGCCCGTCTGGCCAGTGTTATACATTAAATGTTGACGTTCAAATGATTTCCCGAAACTCCAGTGGGCGTAGTGCGATGGCATACCATGATATGCCATTGACCCGATCATCTCGAAGTAGTCGCACGTTTCGTAGGCCAACTCAAACCAGTCAAGTCCATGCTCTTTTGCCATACCACATAGTATGTCATCCCACTTTTTAATTTCTTCTAAAAATGTCATACTTCACCCTTAAAAAAACTGTTAAATGCTCCCCAAATATCTTCTTTGCTAGCGATTGTAGCTGTCTTTAGTTTGTCGTTTGACATGTCGCTAAACAGCGCCCCTAAGCTAGAATCTCTAAGCCAAGCTAATCTTTCTTGTGACGGTTCAATTTCACAATAGCCATAGAATTGCATCTTATGTAAAGACGCGTCAATGGCCTCTTTAACATTATCATTATCTGTTGGCCAGTTGTCTCCGTCAGAAGCGTGGAATGTGTATATGTTCCATGACGAAGGGTGATATCGTGAGTCTATAATATCATTGACCATCTTAATACCGGTTGAAGCTATAGTTCCACCAGAAGACCCTCTTTCAAAAAAGCTTTTTTCATCGACTTCGTAAGCTTGCGATTCATAGGCAACAAACACAATATCAACTTTGTCGTACCTTGACCTTATAAAATGATAAAGCAAAAAGAAAAAGCTTCTTGATAAGAATTTTTTAGCAGTCCCCATAGATCCAGATATATCCATTAAGAAGAAGATTACTGCATTGGACGTCTTCTTTTCTGTCACGGCGTAGTGCTTATATCTTAGGTCTTTCTCTATATACGAAAATGATTCTTCTGAGTCTTCCGACCTCTTACCGGAAAACTCATCTTTTTTCATACGCTTTATTCTCTGTATCGCAGACTTTTTCTTGTCTAGTCGAGGACGTATACCTTTTGATCTATATCCTCTGCGCTTTATCTTCTTAGACAAAACTTGGGAATTCTTCTTCTTCTCAAAGTTAGGGAGCTTTAGATCTTTAAACAGGTACTCTGCAACCTGATCAAGTGTAAGCTCTACCTCATAAAATTCTTCGCCTGCTTCGTTTCCTGGCTTACCTGGTTTACCTTGGCCTTTCTTTTTTTCTTTTTTGCCAATAGTCTGACCACGTTGCACATCATTATTCTCACCGGATCCAACAGAGTGTCTTCCATTATCTCCGTATACAAACCTATATTCTTTAATTCCCCTAACGGGTATCTTAAACTTCTTCTTGCCACTTTCGCCAATTATTGATTCTTCTGCGACAATGTTATGAATACCTTCTTTAATTGCTTTTTCAATCTTTTTACGATGCCGCGCCCGATCACCTGCTGACCGGTCTGCTATCGTTTTATGTTTTTTGAATATAGACATTCGTATCCTTGCTTATATAAGATATAACTATTCGGCCTCTATGTATTATAGCCATCCGCGTCCGCGGAATAAAAGTGCAATGCACTCGGTATTAAAAAATCTAGACATTTAGTACAAAAGTCATCCTTTGTTACCCACTTGAACCCAACATGTTCTATTATTCCTGTGTGGGGGTTGGCTATTATCATAGGTGTATTATCTGTGCTAGCGCAAAAGACCGATAATATACCACTCTTGTAAGGTAAAGAGTCAAACAACATGTCTGAGCCTTCGACAGTTATAGAGCATTCTTCAAAACACTCTCTTATCGCCGCTGTCAGTTCAGGCTCTCCAGGTTCTATTACTCCCTTTGGTATATCATATAGCCCATCTTCTCTGATCAAAGCCAGCATTAAAGGCTCTGGAGGTACGGTAGACTCTTTTTTAAATAATAAGAATCCAGCTCCCTTCCTATGGTTACGTTTTACTTCTCCCATAATCATCCTCCAGTCTAACTACATCATCTAAGTAGTTGGTACTAACTTCAATTACCTTCACATATGACTTATCTGTTGCCCCAAACCGATGTATGGTACCTACCGGGATGTGTAATGATTGTCCTGGGAAAAAACGGTGCTCAACGTCATTTTCGTCGTAGTTAATGAGCACGCCTTCTACAACATAGATTGTTTCTTCTTTTTTCTGGTGGTACTGCTTGGATAATCGTGCTCCAGGATTTATACAGATCAACTTACCAACATAGCTGTTAGTGTTTGCCCATATCTCTTCGTATCCCCACGGCTTATCTATTGTCTTTTTTTTACTCACCTGTAGCTCCTACGAGTAATGATGAGCTTTGTACTTTACCTCCACCAACTCCTAAGACTACTTCACACCCAATCTGTTCACATGTGTTCCATTCTGGAATTACCTTAGGATCGTCTCTGTCTCCGCCCTTGGTAAAATAATCTGGTTGAAACAGTAATATGGCTGCATCAACAGTTTGACAGCCATCATACCATTCTACGGCTAAGTCCACTCCACCGATCCCAGCGACAATCTCTAGTCTTTCTTTTGCGATCATAAATGGCTTTCCTTTTTTATCTATTAGGAATTGATCTCCGTTAACCAAGACAACAACTTTGCCGTTATTGTTTTGTGCCATTTCCGCGGTATGTTGTAGACATCTCAGGTGACCAATATGTAATGGATCAAACCCTCCTGATGTCATATAAATTTTATGACCAGATTCTTTCCACTCTTTTATTACTTTTATCGCTTCTGGATGAGGCTGAATTGTTGTGTCCATTTTAGTCTCCCTTCTTTCTCTTTATATTATACTGTTCTTAAAATCACTTGGAAAAAACTGCTTGTTCCTAGAATAGAATGTATCGAAATCTGAATCTAGAATATATGTAACAGCTGAATCGTCTTTTGATCTAACCGACCTACCTACAGATTGTACAATTGTTTTAGCGGTCTGTAAAGAATACCACCACTTCCACTTATTCATTTTTTTTCTGATCAGTTTATCTCCAAGGTATGGGTATGGTACTTTACATATAATCTGAAACCGACTTAAGTCTCCCTTGAGGTCTATACCTTCCGACATCGACGGAGATATTAACACGGTAGCAGTCTTAGATTTCTTATGCTTCTCTAAAATTATATCCCTGTTATCTGATCCGTGGATTAGTAGCCTAGAGCTTCTTATATTATTCTTTAAAAAGTGTGCAACTTTGTAAGAGTGACAATGTATTATACCCTTATCATTCTTGTGTTGTTTTAGTATAGCTTTAACGGCATCCACCATTCTAGGTAATGTCTCACCGATGTTTGATGAATTCATCTTTCCGATGCCGCTATAAATAATGGGCCTGTTCTCTACAGGGAACGGAGACCTTAAGCTGATAAATGCGACTTGATCTGTAGGAATACCCACACACTCTATAAACGCATCTTTATCAAGGATAGTCGCACTCATCATGATCACTACATCTCCGTAGCTGTACAGCATTTCGTCTGCATATGGTGCGATGTCAATAGGCTTAAATTGAACTTTCTTACTAGTGTATTTATCACCCTCTATCTCGTTCATAATCCAATTATCTTTGTTGTATAGCTCTAGAAATCTACGTACCTTACACACATGCTTATCTAGCATATCATATTTTTTAGCTATAGAAGCAAATTCACCACTCTTTATTTTGTCTTGTAATCCTACATACTTCTCTAGCATCTTGCTTAAGTGTTTGAGCTTTGAAGAAATTGTGGTCATGTATGTGTCACTAACCCACTGGATATATTGGAATTGTGTCATCCCGGTTGGGAGCCTAAAATTAAGAAAAGATTGACAGAACTTATCTGTTATTGTAATTTCAATAAACTTGCTAAGTTCAGAATCTATGTTATGCGCCTCATCGATAACCATAACTTGCTTTGGTAATAGCTTACCAGAGTATTGCGTCTCCGCAAGGAAATAAGGGAAATTCGTAACTCCCTCCGAGCCGCCGATAAAGCTTTCCTTAGCCTTTCTATAGACACAATTAAATGAGCATGATTTCCAGAAGGAAGTACTCTTATCAGCTGTCTTTAAAGCCCTCAGGCTTTCCCCACATGAGGTCTTTCTATTAAAGTTGCATGTATAGTTGGATGATGATTTAATAGACTTCATGGGACCCTTGAAGCCTCCAAAGTCTTTAACATACTGATCTTGCAAGATCTTCTGTGTTGTTAAAAAGTAAGATCCAGACTCTTTATTCGTCGGCGTTGTTGTATCATTATACAAACACCGAGCCACTGTCAATCCGATAGCGCTCTTACCGACCCCTGTACCGGCCTCAATGATTATAAACTTCTTACCCTCTTCTTTGATCGACCTAAGAGCGAAATCAATTGCCTCTTGTTGCTGGTCTCTAATAGAGGAATAAGGGAAAAACTTCTTAATATCTTGAGTCATGTACATCTCCTAATCTTCCTAATTTTAACAAGATCTTAAAAGATTTACAACACTAGTTATCTTTAAGAAAGTTGTTAATTAATTGTACAGTATCATTTGGCGAATTAACCATAAATGACCTATTCATAGTCGATAATTTTTCATAGATGTGCCAATCGTTGCCACCCTTCATACATTTATCCCCAGCAAAAAACACAGTATGTTCAGGGTAGTGTCTTAATGCGTAAGTTTTATCCCAGCCCTTAGGATATATGTCTAGACTAGTCGAGCCTCCTAACGCTATAGTAGCCTTCACACCCTTCATTGAACAGATATGTGTTATCGCTTCTGCGTAGTATTCTCTTATGTTATGTTTGTTATCTAAAGCAGTCCACGCTTCTCGCTCATGAGCAGTTGCATTTCTTCCGATAGGACACCAATTTAAGAGTGATCCTCTATACTGCAAAAACGTGCCGGTGTAAGGGAGCTCTTCGTACATTGACATTATGATCAACTGATATGCCAAGCATCGTCTCAGTAATAAGGTGTGGTTTTGTGTACCTATTTCTTCTATCATGTTTGCACTAGATTGAAGCTTGAAGTCACCAGTACCCGTCGATACATATTTTTTCGTACCGTTGCAAGGCAGCAAGTCGATTCTATCACCGGGGATTCCTCCGGGTTTAAATGCTTCGCTCATTTGTTGCATTATATAGTCATAGTCAGATCCTGTTACTACACCAATCCTGTAATCCTTAGACAGCGTTTTTAAGGCATAGATTGTTTTTTGCTCTATTTGCCCCCTGACAGGTGTAAGCGTACCGTCCATGTCGAATAGAAATATTTTTTCTTTTGAACTCATTGTTTATCTTCCTGATAATTTATATTTAGCATTATACGGGAGGTCTAAATTGCGAAGAGTAAAGGAAAAACTCTCATCAATAATTTTTGGGTTAGTAATATTGGTTCTTACCCTAACCGGATGTCTAAACCTTAAGATCCCTGGTAAGATAATAAGAACTTCTAACAACGTTGTAATCAAAAAAGCGAATACTCTTTTCCCTATAGAGTCCTTTGTGATGATTAATCAACGCTTTTTGATAAGTCGGCAAGAATGTTTAGAGGGCGTGTGTGAAGATGTTGTGATCGGAACAAACGCGGGCAGTGGTTCTGGATTTATTGTTAAAAACTCTGCTAGCGAATCGTATATCATGACAGCAGGTCATGTATGTACACCCCCTCCCCCAAACTTTCAAGTAGATCCCGACTCAATAAGCGTAGCATACAATATAAAACTAAAGACTGGCTTTGGAAGAGAGTCAATGGGCGAAATTATAGCTATAGATTCTGTTAATGATCTTTGTCTACTTAAAGCCTCCGGCGGACTCGGGGATGCTCTAGAAATTAGTGAGAATGATCTAATGCTACATGAGGAAGTATTTAATATGGCCAGTCCTGCGGGCCTAGCGGCGTCATTAGCTGTCCCCGTATTTGACGGATACTATGTAGGTAATATAGCCAACTTAAGTATATTTTCTATTCCAGCTGTCCCTGGTTCATCGGGATCGCCGATAATGACTGAGAACAACGAAGTAGTATCTTTAGTCTCCGCTGCAGCTATCAAATTTGATGAGTATGCAATCGGTCCTTCAACAAGATCAATAAGAGAATTCTTGCTGGCCTACTTACCCAACGATTAGTAGTCGTCTAATAATAGCTTCTTTAATCTTAGAGTCAAGTATACTTGTTAGCTTATTAGACAGATTGATTGCAAAAAGATTCGCCTCTTGCTCAGAGTTAAACTTTTGTAGACCAGAGTTGTATCCCAACTCATCACACGTTATGGTCACTGCTGTCGAGCCAAAGTCAGTAGGGTATATCTCTGTTGTAACTCTTTCGTCATTAAAATGACTAATAGGCTCGTTACCTAATGTTCTATAGTTGCTACCAATACCGTCTTCGTTAATGTTCATAAGCTAGGGTCCTTCGTAGACATGCTTTCTAGTTAGTGTATTGCATGTGTTATCAGTCGAAACCGTTATTGTGCTTCCGATAGATAGATGATCTATATTGATTACGTCAAACTCGAACTCTTCAGGAGGTCTATTACTCCCGCTATTATCTTTTACAAAAGAGTCTTGACATGCTTTTGCTTCACTCATACAGGAATAAACGCCTAGTATTCTAGATCCGTCCCATCCTTTTATCGTTAGTATTACTACTTCCATTTTTCAAGCCTCTATGGAGTGGGAGTACGCTTCGCAGTATATTCGTATGGCTAGCTCTAGTGAGGATATCTCTTTATCAACAGTAAAGTTATAACCCTCAACCCCCGCCTTAAATGAGCCGGAAGTTGATAAGACCGAAGCCATTCCTTTTATACTCTTTAAGAACTTCAACCGATCTAGCATTTCACCAAGCTCAAAGCTCATATTAGCATTTAGCGCAAATTTCGCTAAGTTGTATTCTGCTTTTTCGAACGGTGTAAGATGATCTATTGATTGGTCGATGCTACCAGATAACGTTTGCACTGTGTTGATCCCGTTTTTAGAAATTTATTGAGTGTTTATTATACGTACGTATCGAGTGTTGTACCAGCTAACAGAATTATTTTGTGCGCTGTTGTAGCAGATAAGCATAGTTTTCATGAATGTCTACTAAGCCGGCCATCATATTATCCATACCATAAGTTAGCGAGTCTAAGTCTTCTAGAGCTCTTGCTGTGCCTTCACCAATGTTGACTAATTGCTTCGTATACTCTAGCGCTAAAGTAGCAATTCTTTCGGAAGCTTGTTCTGATGGTGACTCCCACTCATTGAGCATTAGCATAGCATCTTCAGTTATTCTTATAGGACATGCAATACTCTCATCCTGGTATACCCCAACGCCCTTCTCGATCACTCCGTCAATAGCATCTTGTACTTCATTGTAGATCTTTCCGTAAAGCTCTACGTGATCACCAGCGAAAGAGGGACCCTTAACAACATTGTGCGCGCCGTGCATCCACAGATGGTATGCTCTAAGAAATCCTACGTATACAGACAGGATCTCTGCCGGAGCTGGTGCTATGATATCTTCTAGAGCATTCATATCAATAGCTATTTCAATGCCTTGCTCTAACTGACTGCCACAAGAGTCACACGATTCCTTTAATCTCATGAATCACCTTCCTGTTCCATTCTATTAAGTTTATATTCAAGGTAATGATATACCTTGCCAATGTTATCTGCAGCCACCGCGATTTTTGACTGTACCCATTCAGGAAGATCATCGTCGTCCATAAGCTTATCATGAAGTGATTGCGAATATCTAGCCAGCTTATCCAGCTGTGACTTAGTCATCCGACCTTCACCCTCACCATAGCCAAGATCTCTTCCACCTTGTCGATCTGCAGGTTCGCTGATCAAAACATCGCTAATAACATCTTCTAGAGATAGCTGCTCTTTAATAATTTTTCTTAGTTGTCTTTTTGTAATCTTCATTTTAATACCCGTATCCTGAATCTTTGGTATTTTCAATTTGATCGTGTATATTCTTGGCTAATTCTTCTTTGTCGGATGAATCCCAGCTTTCTAGATGATCATGTACTTCGTTCCATTTATCTAGAGCTTCTTGCCATTCTTTCTCATTGTAACTGAATGATTCGATCGACGGCTTCTCTTCTTCCAAGATCTCTGCTAGGGAAATAGCATCTGAATCAGAGAACCACTCCTTCTTTCCTTCGAAGCTTTTTTCAGTTGCGAATATTACTAGTGCAGGAATCTCAACACGGATAGGATCATGATCACCCTCATATACATCTGTATCTGCTTCACACAGCAATGATTCTTTAATAATTCTTCTAAGTTGCCGTTTTGTAATCTTCATCTTCTTTCCCTTGGTAGACCATCGGTCCTGGATGAATACTTATTTACGGATGATGCAGACATCGCCGCTAGAGCCTCAGGGCTATTAGAGACATACCACGCGTCTTCGGCGTCGTCAAAGAAAACTTCTGACTCATCGATCATGACATCTAAAATGTCGAAGACTTCTTCTTTTGTAATGGCTAGACTAGGATCGATCATACCGTAATCACTAAGCTCTTCCATCACATCTGCTGCGAGTTTTTCCCCACGAATCCCGGGCTGGCTATCTAGAATAAAAAGTACAGCATCCTGTATTTCACCAAAGCGTTCCTTCATGTTACCTTCTTTAAGAGATGTTACTTCCCTAACGATCTTCCTAAGCCGTCCTACCAACGACTCATTGACATCTTCTTCGTCGTCGTAGTTTGCGTCCGACTGTCGGGCGCGGTCTTCATTATAGTCATCGTCATCATCGGCGGCATCGATGATACCCTTTTGTAACTGATCTGGGAGCTTTGTCTGATCGCCCTTCAGCGCCGGGTCTGCGTTATACTTTACAGTCGCCTCAGCTTCGCTTTTTTTTTCGTTCATCCGCCGGCGGACTTCATTAACAACTATATCCAAAACTTCCTGATCGTCTATATTAGCTTCACCAGTTAGAATTTTAGAATAGTCAAGGGGCTCGACAAGATCTTCACCGCCAGCCCATGCATCTTCAACAGCCTCAACATCAGCTGGATGCTTGGGTAGATCAGCAGACTCTGCTTCTTCTCTAATAATTCGTAATAGCTGTCTTTTTGTAATTTTCATCTTATTCTTTCCTTAAATCTCAATCATACATTGGTGGTGGGGATCTATAAATCTTACGGTTCTTGAGTGTCTTACCAGCTCTCCTGGTTAGGAATTCTTCAAACCCTTTTCTCTTACCGTCGAGATCATCATTTGTGACATGAACTTCGTCGACCCCATGAGAAATTGACTGTGGTGGAGAAAGACGGATATAGTTCTTATACCGTTTCCAGCCTAGCGTCTTTAAATCATCTGGAGTGATTGACTCTCCCCACGCCTTGGACATGATCTCTAGCCAAGCCTTGTCGGGATCTGCAGCAATTGCGGCTGCATCTTTTTTAGATGATTCATCATGCCACGCATCGTTAAGATCCTCCATAAACTTAAAGACCGCGGTGGGATTCCAGCCTTCTGGAGTTACAGCGTCCGGACCCATCCACTTAACATCTCCAACTCTCTTAATCCAAGGTCTTATTGCGTCGAGATCGTAATATAGCTCGTCGGTATTAACTTCAGGATCAGCTAGTGCACCAGTAATATCATTAGTCAGTGCGTAATTGGCAATCCTATTAAAGATATCAACATCCTCATATTCATTAACAATAATATCTTGCATCTCGGCTTCAACAAGAAGAGACTCTCGAATCATTTGTCTAAGCTGTCTTTTTGTAATCTTCATTTTGTTATTTCCTTGCCCTTTGGTCTCTAACATGTACATCAGGATTCAGACCAGATCCAATCTTATCATCTCTTACGTTCATAATTGTATCGGCGAGATATTGAAGCATAGCGTCTTCATTTTGTCCAACAACTTCTTTCTGCTTAGCAGAATAATTCGAGTCGTTATAAAAGTCCGCGTCCAGCCACATAGCTTCAGCACCAGCGTCCGGGTCACGAGAGTTATACTTCGTTGGATCATTCAGGTCCCGCCATATATTATACCCGGTCATTTCTAGAACTTTTTTATCAGCAGCCGTCAGTGCCCCAGCGGGACCAGGCTGCGGACCTTTATATCCCGGCATCGTGATCTTGTCGAATTCTTCATCAGATACTGTTGTAATAGCTTCTTTGATGATTCTTCTAAGTTGACGTCTAGTGATTTTCATTCTTTAATTCCTATCGTAATAGTCTTAGTAGCGCAGCACCAGGTTCTGGTAATCCCAAAGATTCAAATACTTCTGCAACAGTAAGGATTAAAGCGCCGATCGATTCATCATTGGCCATCTCTTCATCTCCTAGATCTTCCATTGCATCATTCATTGTCTGAGTGTATAGAGATTCCATGGCAGCTTTAACAGCGTCAATCTCGGTAATGTCTGAATACATACCTTGACTACGTCTTGTATTTTCTAAGGCACCAGACCCTTGCTCAACGAGCTTGGTCTTCTCTTCTCTTATAATTCTTCTTAGTTGTCTTTTAGATATTTTCATTTTAACCTTCATCCTCTAAAGCTTCCATTGCGGCCTGGAGAGCTTCTTGTATTCCAACGGCATCATCATCTTCCATCATACCAAGAACCCTACCAAGCTTATCATAAGCCATTTGAATTGCGTTAGGGTTTTGCTGATAGGCGACTTCCATAAACTCTTCACTGCCCGGAGCTGAATTATTATAGGCAGCAACGATCTCATCAACTTGACTTTGAACGGCATCACCTAATCCCCCATACGCCTTCGCGAATTCAATAAGGTCCGATCCTGTTTCCGGCCGGTCCCCCCATTGTTCATTGAGGAGCTTGGTCTTCTCTTCTTTTAATCGCCGCAGGCGATTCGCGCGAGATTTTCTACCGGCTCCGCCGGAGATCGATCCGCGTTTCCGGGAGGCATACGGTGTACCCTCGTTCCGAAGGCGTACCTTCTCTTCTCGGATAATACGTTGCAGCTTTTGTTTCGTGATTTTCACGTGGATATTCCAGTGTAAACCAATCCACCTTCTTCATGCATGGCATCAGGCCAGATAGTGATCCAGTCATTATATAACGCTTCGACATCGGTATCAACAAGTCCGGTATCGATATATAACTCGCCGTTCTCTTCATCGATAATAGCAGAGGGCCCAAAAAGATCCAAGGCTTGACGATAAACATCATCACTAACAGTATCGCCAGTAGCGCTACCAGGTCCAGGCCGGCCTTGCTCTTGAATACCCGCTAAGTCAGCCCATCGAGCTTCATCAACGAAATCAAGCTTAGGGTCAGCTTCTTCATCATCACCCCAGCTCCGGGATAGAACATCCTTCTCATAGCCTTCGGTCCCTTCTTCGCCACCTGGATGGTTCGCAAGGACAGTCTTTTCTTCCATCAGCATCTTTGCTAATTGCTTTACAGTTACTTTTTTCATAGGTAGTACGCTCCAATAAGAGAACCGATTATCGCGCCTTTGGCGAAAGCGATCCATATAATTTGATAAGCGGAAAGTCCAAGACGATCCGCCATATTACTCAATAATTCTTTGTGCCATTTCGCTAAACGGGTCATTTGACTTAAGCCATCCGTGAGATAATCGTTGTATCATCCCGCTCGGAGAGCAACGGGTTGCATTCCTCACGTATAATACTTCTTGTTAATTCTTTAGAGGCGGACATTTCAATACTCACCATTGATTAGACGACCTTCGATATCGATGAAGACCTTTGTGATCGCATCGTTGATACCAGAGTCGACTTCGAGCACAGCATCGTTGACCATATCTTCCCAGAGATCCTTGTCCCTGGTGACATCGCTAGGGTAATCGAGACCCTCGTCAAATAGAGCAATCATCTTTCTAAGGAAGATGTCACCAACAGCACGTGATGCCTGTTCAATGACGTCTTGGACTTCGGTCATGTCCGTCATGCTCTCCCTTAATAGGCGGGTACGCTCTTCACGGATAATCTTCTTTAACTGTTTCTTAGATACTTTCATTGTGTGTAATCCTTGTTAAGCGTAATCGCCGTTATGCAAGCGTTCCTCGACATCATTGAAGAGCTCGAGCATCATCTTGGCTGCACCAGAGTCAATGATGGCCTGATAATATGCGAAGCCGGCAGCAGAGATCTCTTGCTCCCACCCAGGTCCGGTGCCTTGGTATGATTCGGCGCCAACGAGATCCTCGAAAAGCTCCTGCATTGCCATGGCTACGTTCTCTTCAAGCTCAGTAGGTGTTTCACCGATTAGGGATTCACCACCTTGCTCTGATAGCTTGGCACGCTCTTCTGCAATTAGGCGTCTTATTTGTGATTTGTTTAACTTCATGATTAGCGTCCTTGTTGGTTGTCGAGGTCTAGTACTGAATCTGCAATATCTTGTAGTTCACCAGAGAGTTCTTCTGGATCCATACCATTATTAAGGAGAAATGAAACTGCGTCGTTGATTAGCCCTAACTGTTTTGATATCTCTGTTGGGCTCATATCGTAGCGCTGCGACGTACCATCACGGTTGTAGGTCTGGGAGCCTTGCTCACTGAGGAGCTTGGTCTTCTCTTCTTTAATGATGTTACGCAATTGGCGTTTCGAAACTTTCATAGGTTACCTCTATCGTAATTGGTTGGCTAGTTGTCTAAGATCTTCTAGTGCGAGTCTAGCATCTTCAAGGTCTAGACCTAATTCATCGGCCATACCGGCATCGACAAGGACAGTTTCATGCTTATCCTGCCATGCTGCTATAGCTAAGGTAGCGTCATGCATCATTTCTTGTAGGTCCTTAAAGGCACCACCGAACTTAAGCGTCTGAAATGCATTCTCTTTAGGATCGGCTGAGGGGGCCGGCATCGGCTGTTCGGTTAGGTCGTTGTTATTGTTACTGTATGTACCAATGACTCTAGCGTCTTTACCGTATGACTTGGCGAAATCAGGAGTCCGGTTTGGGTTCCAGTCTGCAAAACCGATACTTCCGGCGCCGAATCGTGCTTCGTTAAGGGTTTCTTTAGATGAATCGCTAGAGAGTCTCGCGCGCTCTTCTCTAATGATCTGGCGTAGCCTTTTCTTACTAATCTTCATGGGGGGTGTCTCCTGAGGTTACACTCGTTAAGAGTTGACGTCATTGTTAAGTATTTCGTAACGAGCTACTTTTAACGCACATGCTTTAATTCCTTGCTCGGTGGGGGAACCTTTTGGCTCTTTTCATGCTTTACATATATGTGAAGTATGATTGCGAACGTCAATGCTGCTATTATAATAGGATAATCCCTAACGAATACCTCTTTTACTTTTTGAAATTGCTCCGAGAATTTTTTACGCTTTTTGTCATAATACAATTGGGGGCTCTGTGCAGTTTTAGAAAAGTCTGAGAAGTAATTTTAGGAGAAAAGGGGGTACGTGTTTCAAACTGAGTCCGAAAAAAATTTACACGAGCTAAGGCACAGCCGCCCCAGAAAAGCCCACTGAGTATGCCCAGAGGGGCCAGAATAGGGGCCAATTCGGCCAATTTTAGGGGCCTCTAGAGGGGCCTCCAGGGACACTTTATAGGGGCCTCCATAGGGGCCTTCTGATACATCTATATGGCCCTCTGACAAGGCCCCTCCACCAGAGCTTTCTGTAACTGCTACTGTTTCTGGTGTAACATGTAACATTTAATGTATCAGATATGTTACACGATGATACATTTTTGATACATTTATGTTACTCCTGTGAGCTCAGGGCGGACTGTGTAACCGAAGAACGACGCTGTCGCTGCTAGCCCGCAGTATAAATGTATCAGTTCGACCCGAGTAAAGTCAGCCATACCGGCTTGTTCACGAGCTGCATTAGGATCACATCCCTCTAACCAGTATTCTATATCTTGCATTACGTTACTGACTAGCCACGCTGTGATGGTCCTGTCATTGACTGCTGCATAGTTCTCATTCCAATGTTCTATATACTTTGCTACCTTAGCATCGACTCTATCCATATAGACTTCCTTAGCACTTTCTGTTATAAGCCGCGCATGACCATGCTTCTGGTAGAATGAAGCCTTAGCAGAATGTTGATTGTTCGGGTGAACGGTTGTTTCGAAGGGATACGTTATCACCGCGTGAAGTGGAGTCATGCTGCCGTCCTGTCCATTGTCTTTGGCCAGCGCATCTTGATGATGACATCCTTCTTGTAGTTGGTCATCCAGTCCTGTACTGCGCCGTCGGGTGTAATCACCCAAGCACGTGGTAGACGACTCGGACCGGGGTCGCTAGCGTACCCATCCGTGAGGATGATGTAGCCATCAAAGACTCGCTTCCGCTTATTAGCATGGGCACTGGGAGCCTTGAAACAGGTACCTCCGCCCCTGGTCCGGTGTGGGGGGTGACCGTTCTTTCGCTTCCACACTGCCTTACTATCTTCGTCTACCTCAGTGTCGAAGTGGAAGTTTGTGAACTCTGTATTCTTAGCCAAGTTAGCCAACTCACCGAAGCATAGTGCCAACTCAGCATCGCTTACCGAACCGGACTGGTCAATGTATGTAGCCACACTAGAAGTATAAGACCTCTTAGCTCCGGGGACCAACCGACCCATGGTCGAGTGGATACGACTGTAAGAAGTAGTCCGGTTAGCTCGGCGACTGTAGCCGCAGAAGCGGTCTAAGATTTTCTGCCAAGGGACTTCATTAACCAGTGCTGCCTTAATCTGACGCCTGAGCTCTGCAGGTACCGAACCCCATTGACCCTTTGCATCACACTCTTTAGCAGCGTTACCAGCAGCTTCCTTAATCTTGGCCTTGATGAACTCACGGTCTTCATCAGACATTTCGTCCCAGCCTTCATGGTCATCCAAGGTACCTGGGATTGTAGGAAGAGGATTACCGTCTGCATCACAGACTTCACCGTTCTCACCGATAGTAACGTCACCATCACGGAGTGCATCCGCTAGACTCTTACCACCTGGACCGGCTTGGTTTTCAATAGCATCTTTAACTTCAGGGTCTTCCATCAACCGGGCGAAGTACCATTCGGCAGACATCTTACCTGGGAAGCTGGCGACCTTATCGGATACCAACTGGTACCGAGCCACGGCATTTTCTCCCATACGCTCCTTGTCTTCATCGGTAAGCTCCTTGAAAGCCTTGCCCGGGAATAGACCGAAGTCGGGAAGCTCACCAACCAAGTGGCTGTTAATGGCCAAGTCGGTAGCGTAGTTCCAGATGATGTGTGGCTCGTACTTACGAGTCGTAGTATGTTCGAAGATGAGGTGGAGCATTTCGTGCTTCATGACTCCCCGGATGTGCTTACCCGGTAGAGCTGCAAGGAATGCCTTGTTGAACCACATCTTAAGATCGCCATCCTTAGCCAGAACACCAGCTGTGCGGATACGATCTGTTGGGACCTTGGTAACTCGGCGAAGAACCTTACCGTAGAAGGGTTCCTCTAGCATCATAGCTACAAGGTGTGGTTTGATATCAAAGGCTTTGGCAGTAGCTTCGTCAGCAAACTGAATGCCGGCTACTTCGGTGGTGGTGTTTTCGTCTTTAGCCATGTTATGAACTCCAAGGGTTTGATGGGCCGTATTCCCCATTCCTTATATTAATATTATACCATGGTTTTAAGTATTATTGCACGATTATCTGAAACTAATCATTATTTTCTTCGTCTCTAATTGACGCTCGGTACACATCTGTCTTACCTGCCTTGGCAGTGTCTTCTAGCGTACGGTCCATTGTACCTGTAAGCTCAATGGTATCCATAATTGCTGTAATACGTGCATGAAGAGCATCTAGCTTTTCTTTATAGCCGTGCTGGACATAACCGTCGTTTCTAAAATTGGTTGCTTCTGCGTGCCACTCTTGAATTTGAGCTAGCATATCTTTAACTGACATCTTTTTTGTGAGCATTAATCTCTCCGGAGGGACAATAAAAAAAAGAAGGGCCGGAGAACCCTCATACTCCGGCCCAACACCCGACTTACTTTTGGGTTGCTCGGGCAGCATTCACTAGATCGACTACCTTCATTCCGATAGTCTTGTTCAGGGGCAACAGATTCTTCATGTTACCAGCCCTTTGGACCGCGGTGAAAGTCTGGATAAGGAATTCCCCACCCAGTGTCTCGGCGAAGGCTGCGATAGCCTTGACCTGCTTAGCCTTCCAGTTGTTCTCTTTAGAATGGTCATGGAGCTTCTCAATGATACCCGTAATCTGACTAGCAGGAGCATCCTTGACATCATCAGCTGTAATCTTACCATTCAAGATATCTTCAGCAGATACCTGGAGTTCGTAGTTGACGACGAAGTCACGGAATGCAATGGCTGCCTCCGTACCGACGAACCCAGCCGCGATAGGATAGAAGGTTGCGGGAACATTGTTACCAGCCAACTTCTCAGGAGCCATGTCCATGTGGACCATAGCATCCAACATCCGGTGCCAAGAGGCAGGAGTCGGAATGACCGTACCAGGCTCAACGTCGCTTGGCTCTAC